GCGGTGGGGATCACTTTCGCTCATGCGCCCATGCGCCCGTGGCGCATGGCGCATGGCGCATGGCGCCATGGGGCACAAACAAAATCCCCACCAGCGCCTGGTGCGCTGGTGGGGATCACTTTCGCTGCTAGACGTCTATGCGACTAGCTTCGCCACCTCCTTGCCAAATTTTGTCAAACAAAAGCCCTCACAGTCTTGAGTCGGCTTCAAAACCTCAAGCGCGTACAAATCTGCGACAGTTTCTCGACCAATTAGTCCGTCGAGCAGTACTCTGTCCATCTTCCTGCTAGCTTTTGACAATTCTGTCACAACTAGCAGTGCCGTCCAATACTTGTCCGCAATCTTATGCTTTTTGTTCACCATTTCGCCATCTCCTCGTCAGGGATCGGGATAAGTCTTGCTGAAAGCGGCAACTGCACGCCGCAAATTGGGCAAATCGGCACTTTCTTCAAACCCCGCCACCTCAACCAGATAAACGCGGCTGGACGGTGACAGTATTTACAGCGTGTTGTCGCTTCTCTCTCTTTCTTCGCAATTTCCATGCCGATTTTTAGACTTCTCTGCAACGCATGCATTATTCTCCCTCCTTGTCGTAGTTTTGTCACTTTTGTCGCTTCTCGCGGAAGAACGTATACTCGTAGAAGTAAATAGCCTCGGAGAGGTCATATAGCTCAGGATTTGCTCCAGCTTTACGCAAGTACTTTGCTCTGTACTCTTCCGCGACTTTGTCATCTTCGTCGTAAAATTGTAAATCACCTTCGATAGCTATGCCTCGACAGCCGCCGGTTCTGAGGGCTCTTTGTCCAAATTGTGAACTAGCTTCGAAGACTGCATAACCGTCTTCGAAGTCTAACAGTCCAGGAACGTCTGCGGCTGGCGGCTCACCTGGAAGGCGTTGCAGTGCTTCGTCAAAGTCCTCCCAGTCGTCACAAGGGTAATACCCTCTGCAGTCATCGCCGCGGTGTGTCTTGATCATTACAGCATTTACAGTTTCGCGTCGCATGTCTTATTCCTCCTTCAGTTTGCATTTTCAGTTTGCAGACTGTGCACAATGTCGTCGTGTTTACACATTACGCATTTAGCCTTCACAGTATCGCCACAAACATACGCGTTGAGGAATGGCGCTTGCAGTCTGCAACGCTCACAGACAAGTGTAGCTGAGATGTGTAAAGCACCTGCTACGCTCACACCGTAATTTGTGATGACGTAGTAATCACCCTGGAGCTCAAGAAGACTCAAGCCGTGCAGTTTGCTGACTGCTGACTTCGAGAGACTAGCGTGCAGCGCGTCTTTGTGTACACGTCCATCAACGGCGATTTGATCAAGCGCATACAGTGCGTCTGTATAGCCTCGGCTGACTAGCTCTTTTGCGACGCGCTTTGCAGTCTTTCTACTGTAGACTCTGCGTGTTATCACCATTGTCTTCCTCCTGCGCGTGATAGGTATGCGCGCCCCACCACTTAATTAAAGTATGTACTCGTCGTCTTCATCGTCCTGGATGAAGATTGTTTTCACCAGGCGGTTGTCACTGCAACGCTTGCAAACGTAGTCGCGCTTATAGTCACTGTTCACATGTTCGAGAACGAAGAATACATCGTGACAGTCACTGCACCTGTGCAGTCGCAACTTCTCTGCGAAGACGAGCGGGCTTGCGTCTTGCGTCTTTCTCACTGTACTCTCCTCCTATCTTCTTCTCTTACTCTTCGTCCCCACAACACTTCGCTTCCTATTATAGCCGTGGCGTCTTCTCTGTCAACCCCACAAACCCCCCCACGGCAAAAGTTTTAGTTTTTCTTGAGCTTTGCTGATTGTATAACGCGTTTACGCGTTTTCAGTCAGCTGCAGGCACTGCTGAAACGTAACTGAGTTACATGTCTTCACGCGGCATAACTGAAACGTAACTGAGTTACTTATCTTCGCATGCGTCGCTCACCGAGAGTGCGTCTGAAACGTAACTGAGTTACTTATCTTCGCATGCGTCGCTCACCGAGAGTGCGTCTGAAGTGACGGCTGATCTCGTCGCGACGAGTGCCTGGTGCTTGACTCTTATCACGTTTTATGCTCCCTCCCCCTCTTTTTCTTGAGTTAGTCTTGCCTAATTTTTGAGCCGATTTTGAGCCTATTTTCGCTAAAACGCGGCAAAGGAGCCCCTAAAAGTTGAACTGAAGTTGAGCCGATTTTTAGCCGATTTTTGCTGAAAATCGGCAAAGGAGCCCCTAAAAACAAAAACACCCGCCTGCAAAGGCGGGTGTTTTTGCGTGAAAAGTTACAGTTTTGTTACTTTCGGCGGAAGAACGTCCAGTTTACAAGATATAAGGCTGAACTCAAATCATACAGTTCCGGGTTTACCCCGGCAGAGCGTAAATATTCTCTGCGGAACACCTCAGGGTTTTCTTCATAAGCGAAGATTGCGTTTCCTAAAATTGCTATGCCGATGTTTGCTTCACCTCTCTCTTGTGTGCGCTTCGCGTATTTGTTGTTCAGTTCAAACAATGCATAGCCCTCGTCAAAGTCAACAAGCCCTTCTACGTCTTCACCGTTTATAGAAGCCCTCAACTCTTTGTCAAAGTCCTCCCATCCTGAAAGAGGTGTCCCGATTCGGGGCTTGTCGCGTTTGTGCGTTTCGGCCATTATCACAGGCTTTGTTTCTTTTCGCATGCGAAGGAGAACGTCTTTGTGTACACAAAGAAAGCACTCTCCTTTCACGGTATCACCGTCCAGGTAAACATGATCAAAATAGCCTTCCCGTCCGCACTTTTCACATGTTGGGGTTTGCGACAAGCGCAACGCTTTTGCTACTTTCACGCCGTAGTCCGTGATAACGTAATAGCCGTTATCTTCGTCTATCACAAAGTAATTTGTTAGCCTGTGAATTGTACACTTACTTAGCTTTTTGAGCAGTTCTTCTTTTCGCATCCGTCCTCCCTCTTCAACTATTTGGCGAAGTACGAAGAGAACGTTAGCATAACCTTGTTCTACGAGTTCTTTTGCTTTTTGTTTAGCCGGCATTGCGTTGTAGACTTCACCCTGATAAGTGATTTTCACGTCTATCCCTCCTATGTTTATCTTCCTCTCCTCCCCTCTTCGCCTCTTTATTATACACACAGCACGCCGTTTGTCAAGCACTTTTTTCCTGCCGTGAAAAAAATTACCTTACACCCGTGCTGGTGTCAAGTTACTTGTAACTGCAAGTATAGCTAAAGCAAGCATAGCGCTTGCAGCAATAGGTAGAACGCACTTGACTTTTGACGCGTTTTATGCTCCTCCCTCTCTTTTTCTTGAGTTTTGTATTCCTAATTTTTGAGCTGATTTTTAGCCTATTTCTGCTAAAACCCCGCAAAGGGGCCCCTAAAATAAAGCACCCGCCTGGAGAGGCGGGTGTTAGGCGGCAATCGTGTTTTTCTACTTATGGCCAAAGAACACGTAATTCGGGAAGTGTACGGCAGGATACAAGTCATATTCACCGGGATCTACACCGGCAAGACGCAAGCACTTTTCACGTTGTTGAATAGCGTCTTCACCAACGTGATTGTCATTATCACCCGGTAACATTTCTCTTGGTATCGCAACACCCCTCCACGACTCATTCCGTTTTCTTGCTTTGAGTGCGTACTTGCAATTACTCTCAAAGAGAGTGTAAGTGCCTTTTCTGTAGTCAACAAGCCCGGGCACCTTGCTTGTGCCGGACTTGTCGGCCATAGACTTTTCAAGTGCCCTGTTGAAGTCACCCCAACCTTTCAGCGGTATCCAATCTTTGTTTTCGTTATAGTGGTGCGTCAAAACCAACTCAACTTCAATCGCCTTTTGTTTCACTTCACTCTCCTCCTTGGACTTGCTTTTGTTCTTCACGTCAAAAGTCTAGAAGGTTCCAAGCGCCTTTGGTGCGCTTCACGGGGTCTTCACTCAACGCGTCTTTGAGTGCTTGTTTATGCGCTTTACGCTCTGCTTCATTGATCTTCAGCATGGTGGCGCAAAGGTCGGCAAACTTCTCTGCCGCAGGCCGCTTGGACCGGAACGTCCAAACGGTGAGGTTCGGGTTGTTCTCAAAACGCCATACTCGGCGGTGAAGGTCCGGCTCCTGCTTTTCGTCATGAAAGAGAAGTGTAACACGTGCTTCTGCGCGCTTGAGTTTCTTGCAAACCTCCCTAGCCGTGAGGGAGGGGCCAACGATCCACAATTCCAAGTCACCTGCGTCAAGGTGCGTGATTGTCGGGGCAAAGCCCGAGTTGATACACCCGTATACTTCCGGTCCGCGCAACCCTTTGCCCTTCGGCAATCGCGTTGCTAGCACTTGCTGGAGTATTTCATTCTTTGTCACTTGTGGCGCCTCCTTCAAGCCGGGCAATTCTAGCCTTCAGCATGCATACCTCCTTCTCGAGGTATTTGACTTCTTCCATGGCCTCCTCTCTTTGGCGCCGCGCTCTTTTCAACTCTTCTAGCAGGCCGTCAACGCGTCTTCGTTCACTTCCTATCGACCATAATGCGTACTGATAGTACTCACAACTCTCACAACTCTCACAACGTTTCTCCATATCTACTCCTCCTTGTGGGGCGCTGCAGTACGCGGACCGCCATTAGTAGACGCCAAATCACGACTAATCCTCCTTTGTGTTGCTATTCGGCACAACTTGCGGGACGTCTTCATTACACGCCTCGCACCACTTCTTGAGGCTAAAACGCGGGTTGTCGGCTAGGAAAATCCGCGCCATGGAGAACGTCGCCCATCGACGCGTTTCCGGATCAGGGATATCCCGTACAATCTTGGAGAAAGCCTGGAAGTACTTGCGGGTCAACATTGTGCTTTCCTCCTTGCGCGTGATAGGTATGCGCGCCCCACCGTGCTTTTGTGCGTGTTTAGCGCATTTCAAAGAAGGTCCACGCGAATAAGTAACACGGACGGTTTAGATCAAACTTCTCTGAATCAACGCCTGCGCGTTGTAGATACTTTGCGCGGAAGGCTAGTGCGTCTTCTTTGTGTTTGTCACTGAAGAGTGCGTTACCTGCGACGGCTATGCCGAATGATCCGTACTTGTCTTTGAGTGCCCTTCGGCCGAATTCAGAGTCAACTCTGAAAAGGCCCCAACCGTCCACGAAGTCAAGCAATCCGTCAACTTCAGTTTCTGCTTCCGCGGCAAGCATATAACGCTGAAGTGCTTCGTCAAAGTCCTTCCAGTTTTCCCTTGGCGTCAATTCTGAAAAGTATCCTCCCTGGTGAGTTCGAACTAAGACTGCATCATAGAACTGTACACGCATGACTACTCCTCCTTTTGTCATAGTCTTCCTCTCCACCCCTCTTCACTTCTTATTATAGCGCCTTTTCCGCGTTTGTCAACCCCTTTTTCTCACCAGCCTAACTTTTTGTGTTGCTTGTAGACGGCAAACCGCTATACTCAATTCTTCCTGCGTCTAAGTCACTAACTCTCACATGGACGGCGGAAGAGTATGCAGGATACATTCTTAGCAGCGATCCATTGAAGTCCAAATGGTAGAAGAACTCTCCAATGCTGTTCTTCAACCATGCATATCCTCCTCGGGCTAGGATACTTCGCGCGATCACTCTTGATACACGCCCTCCTTTCTGCGCGCGACTTTCACAACGCGCGCAAAGCGCGATAATTTCATTCTCTTTAAAGCCTTTCACGCAAGACGTCCCTGGAGTGCCCTCTTTGAACACCTCTTTGCAGTTTGCGCATGCATAAGTCTTCGCCACTGTCTTCTCCTCCTTTCTTTTCTCTCTCTCACCTTCCGGCTTTACTATACCATATCCGCTTCTTCTTGTCAACCGCTTTTTTCCTATCCTCTACCTCACCTCACTTCCCTCCCCACTGTTCGGCTTTATCATACCATATCTTCTTCCGCTTGTCAACCACTTTTTCCGCCACCTTCACCGCTCCTGTTTTGATTCTCTTCAACGTAAAGCCGGCTGGTGAGGTGTTTTGTTTTCCACCCCTCACAAGCTAACACGGCACCCTTAAGGGATATTAATTATCCCTATAGGGTGCCGCGCTATGCATAATTTAAGGCCCATAAACCTTGAGCAAAAGTTGAGCCGATTTTTAGCCCTTTTTACCTAAATTCCGGCAAAGGAGCCCCTAATTGTTTATTTGAAACTCAAGAAAAATTGATTCAATTTTTAGGCGTTTTCAGTGAAAATGCGGCAAAGGGGCCCCATTCAATCTGAAAGATTTATTGAGTCTGGTTTCCAAACGCCTTCTTCTTTGTGCATTGACACTACCCACTCTGTTCGAATGAAGGCTCCAAAGCCGTTCTCTGAATCAACCCACCCTCGAACAGTGCAGGTATTTTGGCCAGTCAACTCTACGCATTTTTCTGGCGTTTGGTTTCCAAAGCTTGCTGTCGCTGGAGCTTTGAGATGTTGCAGAATAACTTCCTTAGCAGTTGACCAAGCGAATTCCATATCACGTTGTTTGGCATTGAATTTCATATGCATATACGCCACAAGCGAAAGGTTAGCCACCAGCATAACAATAGCAAAGACAGAAGAGATTTTGAGAAGCCTCTGCGTTCTATTATCTGCATTTGTATATGGCATTGGCGTATTCTCTGAAGTTGATGGAGTTGTTTCTTGTTGTGAGTTTTGATTAGGCTGCTGACTTTCTTGCTCCTGCTTTTCCTGCTGTAGCTTCTCCAGTCGCTTACACCGCGGACATTCCACATCAAAAGGCCCCATGACATAGCCGCACTTCGGGCAAATCACTTCTAGTCACCTCCTTCTTCTCCAACGAGGCTCCATTCATTTTCAAGACACCAATCTAGTGAGCCTGGCTTGGGGTTGCCTTCCTCGTCAGATTCGTTGCCATGCGGGACAAAGTAGACGCCGTCCTTCGTTAGCGCTGACGCATATAAAGATTCAGCAGCGGCTAGGGCTTCTTCTTCATTGTCAAAGGCGTCGCCATATCCTTGTTCCTCCATGAGTTGCGCTTCCTTCTTCGCTGACAGATGAAGGACTGAGTCAATAGCGCACAGAAGACAGATGAAGAGGCCATCAATTACAAGACCGCGTTCTGATTCACAGCCACACCGGATACACTTGGAGTGATTGGTAGCGGCCTTGATTTCATCATCATTCTTGTTTTCTGCAACCTCATCAACGGCCTCCTTGATACACCACGGACAGACAGCAAGGTCCCAGATAACAAGGCCACAATGAGCCTCTTGCGTACACAATGGCAATGAGCACATGATTGGTTCCTCTTCAGCGAGCATTGTTGTTCCTCCTTTGGCGTTCCTTTATGGCTTGTTCAAGTACATGCACGTGCAGACCTGCAATGGCTTCACAGGCGTCAAAGTATTCATTGAGCCAATAGTCACAAGGATCAATTCCTGCGTCAGCTGCATGGATTAAGGCGTTTTCAAACAATGACACCGCTTGTTTCTGAAGAGCACTTCTAGTAGCTGATGGTTTTTCAAAAGCCGCTAGGGCTAACTTAGTAGCTTCTTCCAAGTTGGATCTTACCGCTTCAATCAAGTTTCCACAGTTATCACACCAGATAGTAGTGTGAGTGCCCCTCATAACTTCATAAAGCAAGTCCCCACAAACTGAACACCTGCCAATCGAGTCTGGTTCTTGATCAAAGTAACTGGTGTCTGTCCCCATTGGATACCACCAACCAAATCCGCTTTCATATGGCATTTATTTATTCTCCTTCATTACTACATCAAAGTAACCACAGTCATATAGAGACGCTTCTTTTACTTTAGCGAACACCCAATACCGTCCAGGTACATGAGGCTTGAAAGTCTGATCAGTCAACTCAACAATTCCTTCTTGAGAGCGAATATTGCTCACCCACATGAAGGAGCTATGCTTAGGGCCGACAGCTGTAACTTCTGCCTGAAGCTGATAACTTTTTAGAATTCGCTTAGTGAAGAAGTCAGGTAGCTTCCAGGACAGAACAGGATACCAGCTTCCGCAGAAAGTTACTGTTTCCTCAGGGAAAGGCCTCAGAAGTCCCAAGTATGGCGGGTGCTTCGGCGGGACTTGACCTTCATATTCAAAATACCAGAATGGCCGATACAGGTATGAGCATGTGCCCGCAAAGGTAATTTTAGTGTTGTGATTATGACAGCGAAGCATAAGTCCTTGAACCTCTTGCTCCTGCCAATTCTGGAAAAGCCGTGTACAATCAAGTGCTTTTAGAGCAGATCCTGTTTGAAACGTGAAATGTGATACTACTTCACTAGCGTCATATGGAATGATGTCAATGTTGCTATCAATGGAGGCTAGTGTTTGGAGACATTCAACGTCTCGATTGTCATTTTCAACTGGATCAAGACAGTAAAGAACAAGTTTCACTGAATTCAGCTTATACTTTCCTTCCGGCCTCCATGGTGAACTTCTGAAGTAAGCGACGGTATTTTTCCTACCATCCAGCACAAATCGATCAGCAGTGGGGTGGATTTCTCCAGTTGACAGTGTGACTGAATGAATGTACGGGACTGGTTCACTGTAGACGTAAACCATTTGCGGTTATTCCTCCCTTTGTGAAATAATTCACAATCTAAGCATATTGTTTCACGATTGACCAAAACTCTCTGGTGAATGACACACTTTTCGCAAGAGTTGTCCCTACTTTGACTGCTCCTGCTTTTCCAATCCAAATAGAGTACTCATCACCAATGGTAGAGTTGCGGAAGCAGCGATAGTGGCTGTCAGTAGAAGGAACCTCAACATATCCACGTTTCAAAAGCAAATCAACCGCAAGTTCGCCTCTTGTCTTCTTACGCTTTGCTTGACGTTCCATTGTAACCTCCTGTGTTTTTCAGTCTTCTTCACGTTGTCTGCCTATTATATACCATATCCAGCCGCTGATGTCAAGGGGTAAATAGGAAAAAGTTGACTATCAGGCTGAAGTTTGTTTGAATAGGCGCACTTGGAGGTGAAAAACAGCGTGTCAGAGGGAAACAATCTGAAGCTATACCGCTATCAAGAGAAGGCCGTTGATTTTCTAAGGGGTATGCGAAGGGCATATCTTTTCGGAGAGATGGGTATTGGAAAGACACCTATCGCACTCAGAGCGATTGAATACTTTCCAGCACTAGTGGTAGTACCAAACTACCTCAAGCGAAAGTGGCTGTCTGAAGCACAACGTTGGCTTGGAGATGTTGACGCCGTAATTACAGGAGGTCAAAGTCATAGCAAAGCCTGCGTTCCAGGTCATGACGTTTATATTGCTAACTATGAATCAGTACGGGCTAAGTTTGATGATTATGTAAAGCTTGGAGTGAAGACAGTCATATGGGATGAAAGCCATATTCTGCGAAACCGGAAGTCTCAAATCTCGAGAAGGGCTTTTGCCTTGTCAAAGAATATTCCTGTCTGTTGGATGCTGACTGGATCAGCTTTCGTGACTGGTCCTGCTGACCTATGGCAACAATTTCGCATTTTATTTCCGCAACGTTACACCAGCTATTGGCGATGGTGTGAGCAGCATTTGGTTATTGAAAGAACAAGATGGGGAACAACGGTCGGCAGGCAGTGGGCGCCTTATAGCAACATTGCAGAAGAAGTGAAAGACTTTCTTCTGAAAATCAGAAGGAAAGACGTCCTGCCTGAACTTCCGGAAAAGACGCGGGAAACAGTAGAGTTTGAACCGTCACCTCTTCAAATCAAAGTAGCAAAGGAAATTGAAGACTATCATGTATTCAGAAGTGTAGACGGTTCTGTAGACTACCTGGCTTGGGAGTTAGAGAGGCAGACAAGGCTTCTGCAAGTGGCTGTGACACCTGCATTGATTGATTCTAAATATGATGATCCTCACCCTGCTAAGTTCGTTTACGTACTGGAGCAGCTTGATGCGAAAGTACCTATCATTGTCTTCGCACGACAAGTGCGCCTGTTGGATATGTTATACAGTTATATATTGAGCCATAGACCGGAAACGGTAATTTGCAGACAGGACGGAAAGCATGATGGAGCATATGATTTTCAGGATGGGCGAGGAGATATATTGCTAGCACAAACGGATAGCGCTAAATACGGACTGGATCTTCACAGGACGTGGAGAGCAATCTTTCTTGAGTGTCCTTGGACATATGCAGACATCACGCAGTTAGAAGATAGGATGCTTCGGCCTGGACAGCACAATGCCATTTTGTCTACCTTTCTTGTCACAACGGGTATGAAAGACGTAGACGTTGTTGAAATAGTGCGGGACAGACGTTTGGCTTATATAGACTTTATCCGCCGAACATAGTCAGCCTTTTTACCATCATCCCCAAAAATCCCCTTGACACGTGCTTTTTCTTCTGGTATAGTACAGACGCGTTGGTCGTACAGTACTTCAAAAGCGGTGCAAAACGTCCACCAGTATCAGAAAATGTGGCGTTCTGCTTACCGTTTACTACCTAGCAAGGAGGCATAGATGGCCAACAGCAAAACTGTCAAGTGCCTCATTTGCGGATATGAGGCCTATTTTCTCGTTCCGCATTTGAGGCGAAAGCACAAGATGAGCGGTGAAGAGTACAAAAGTCAATACCCCGGCGCACTCTTGCGATACCCGAAGTCTGCTTCGCAAGAGACAAAACCACGAAAGACGTATATGCATTTCGGAATTGAAGTAGATGAATTGGGAGAACCAGTCAACCCTGCTGACAAGTATGAACTCATGCGAAGAGTTGGAACGTCAAAGTCCAAACTGAGGTTCCTAAAAGGAGGAAAGTAGCATGCGACCCAATGATAGCACCACGCAGGCAATGCCAAATTGGCCCCACTTGGCTGTCAGTGACAAAGAAGCACGAAGCGGTCAGAAACAAATCAAGATTACGGCCGTGAAGTGGTCTGGTCCAATGGCAGGTAATTACTTTCACGTTCACTACACTCTGCTGACCGTTCCGGACAAAGTTGAGTATGAGGGCTGCGTAGAAGTTGGTCCAAACGCAACATGGGAACAGGTAAAAGCTGCCATCGTCACTGACATTACAGCAGCCGGCTTCTCTGGATCCAGCGTGATGGCTTGGGTAACGCACCCCACAAAGCGAGGTATCATTGGCCAATGTCTTCGCGCAAACAGGCATGCAAAAGGTGAGACAATGGCACACATGGCCAATGTCATGGGAGTAACTTCTAGGTCCATCCGCGCTTGGGAAGCTAATGGACCTGGGCCGTTGCCAAAGTACATTAATAAGTTGGTTGAGGCAGGCTACCTCTAATCTTGGAGCCTGATTTCCATGATTATCCACTACAGCCAGCTCCAGACCTACCTCATTTGTCCTAGAAAATGGATGTATGCCTACTGGCAACGCATTGCTCCAGACGTACAAAGGGATTACTTCGTATTCGGAACGGTTTTCCATGAAGTAATTCAGTACGTTCTGGTGAACGGACTAGAGAGTGAAGAACCATGGCCTGTAAGTAACTCAATTACGTACATTGATAGATCTGGGGAGGTGCAAATTGTTGAAAATCCAGAGGCTGTGACAAGAGAGTGGGCTCAACAGTGGCTGCTTTCATGGAACATGGCGGTTGGATTTACTCTAGATAACAAGAGCGTAGTGGGTACGGAAATTGAGGTTCATGTTCCTGCAGACAACTGGATGCTGGTTGGCAAGATTGACGCCATCCTGGAATATCCTGGAGGGCAACGCATGATTGTAGACCATAAAGGCTGCAACAGCTTGCCCTCTCCAGGCTATCACATGCATGCAGACTTGCAGGGTAGCCTCTATTGTCTGCTTGCCATGAAAAACGAACTGATAGAAACGCCTTGGTTTGTCTATCACTACTACAAACGCAAAGTTCCGCCTAAGCCGAAGCTTCTGAAAGATGGAAAACTGTCAACATCTAGAAATCAAGGAACAGACAAAATAAGGTTCTTTCAAGCCGTTGAAGAGTACGGATTGGACATCCAAGACTATGCAGATTTCTACGCTAGTCTTCCTGATCAAAACATGGTAGCAACGTTTCAAAGTCAACGAACACAAGAGCAACTGAATGAAGCGACTTGGACGCTGTTCAAAACGATGGATGAAATTATTGAGACAACCAAACAGCTAGAAGCCATCGGCGTAGAGCCGGGTGTAAATGCTCCTGTTCCTAACATGGCCGGAGTAATTCGAATTGTACGAAGGGACTGCTCAACGTCATGTATCTACAAGAGTATCTGTGAAGCTGAACTCATGGGATGGGACAGCCGTCCATGCAGAGAACGCTTCACCGTCGTGCCTGAGCGGTACAGATTGGAGGAGAGTGAAGGTGACTAAAGAACAAGCACCAGAGGAACAAAAGCAGGAACAAGCAGCGCAACAACCAGCTGCACAAGGTCCTCGTCTCACTAGGCCACAGGGACCACGACTAGGAGTACGTGTTGCTCCACCGCCTACACCGCGTCAAATGACTGTGACGCTGCCGGTTGCAGATCCGGCTGAAATGTTCTACAAGGTAGAAAACGTCAACCCTAAGCTTCGCGTAATGATTTATGGTGCTTCCGGCGTCGGAAAAACAACATTGGCGTCCACTGCACCAAAGCCTGTGTTCCTAGACATTGAACATTCTACGATCGTCCTTAGAGGACTTGATGTATCAGTTCGCGAAATTGAAAGCATTGCTGACTTTCGGGCTGCATTGGAGGCGTTGCGGCAGCTTTGTGCCTCTGACAGGTGCCCTTATGAGACAGTAGTAGTTGACACAATGACAGAGTTGTCAGCAATGGGACTAGGAGAGCGGCTTTATCGCACCGCAGAAAATCCGGATGATCCGCAGGTGGTATTCAATGTAGAAATTGGAGACTACGGCTTCAACACACAACAAATGAAGCAGCTTTTGCGTGAGGTGGTAGCCGTACCGCTTCACGTGATTATCATTGCGCAAGAGTCGATGGACAACAATGCTTTGGCAAAGTGGACAACTCTACCGGCATTGTCTCCTCGGCTGATGGAAGACACACTAGCCGCCATGCACGGGGTGTTTCACCTCGCAGTAGGAAAGGACGGAGAACGTATTCTCACCTGCAACCCAAGAGCTGGAATTGTCGCTAAGGACAGAAGTGGAAACTTGGAGCCGGTGTATGTAGGTCCTAACCTGTCTGAAATCTTCCAGCGTATGCTGGAAGTCAAAGAAAAACCAAAAGGATAAGGAGAATGTGCAATGCCTATTCACGTTGACTTCTCTCAAGTTGATCAGCCAGAATACAGAGTTGTAGAGCCAGGTACGTATGAGTGCTATGTAAGTAAAGTGGCACAAAAGTTGTCGGCAACAGGAGCTCCCTATATTGAGTTCACACTTCAGGTTCTTGACGGTCCAGAGGCTGGTGTTCAGTTCCGCTACAACAATAGCCTTCAGCCACAAGCCCTATGGCGGTTCAAAAAGACGCTTATCGCCCTTGGCTATGAACCTGATCAGCTAAATCAGCCGGGAGGAATTGACATTTCCGCAGAGGATTTGGTAGGTTGCAAGGTACTTGCTGTAGTAACCAATGGTGTATTCAACGGACGCCTGCGCAATGAGGTTGTGGATGTTCTAAGAGCAGTTGACAGCGGAGGTGGCGTGGAAGATAATCAAGTGGCGAGTACAGGAGGGACGCAAGAGGAAGAGCCACCATTCTAGGTTGCGCATTTCAAGCAAGGGAGGCGCACACAGGCGCCTCCCTTGCTAGGCCGTGGTGTCTAAAATGCCTTGCACTGCTGTGGTCAGATGCGCTAGGAAGACTTGCGGACCTTGGTGCTGGAGTTGCATGCACTGGGAACCTAGTCGGGGAAGTAAGTTTTATCGATGTAATCTTCCTCCTCATAAGCGCAAATCATGCGTCTATACCAGACAGCACTGTTCAGTTTGTGAACACAGAATTGAGAAGAAAGAGCGCGGACCGTATTTTGAAGAAGTAAGGCGAAGGAGACGGAAACTTGCGAGGTTGAGGTACTACTATCGCCACTGGAATGAAATCAATGCCAAGCGACGGAGCAAGCAATGAAATACGAGAATTTTTATTCACGCTTCGTCGAACTCCCCTCATCTCAATCAGCAGAAGTAAATGTAACATGCCCTTTTCATGATGATAATCATCCTAGCATGAGTATCAACAAAGAAGAGGGCGTATGGTATTGCCATGCGTGCCGCATTGGCGGAGGGCCTGCGCATTTTTACGCCCGTTTAAAGGGGATACCTTATAGGGACGCCGTGCAAATTGTGTCTGAAATGATAGAAAACGGCGACCCTACAATCCCTGAAGAAGTAGTAGATGAAATGGCTAGCCTTCTCCATGATGAAGAAGGAGAGCAAGCTTTAAGTTGGCTGAAGGCGCGCGGCATTAGCGATGAGGTTATTGAAGCATATAAGCTTGGAGTTAGAGGAACGCGAATAGCAATTCCAGTTCGTGATATGGCGGGAAGGATAGTAAACGTCCGCCTGCACTCATGGACTGGACAGAAAGGAAAAGTAATTTCATGGAAAGGTGAAGAGGGGCAGGACTTTGGCAAGCCGCGTTTGTTTCCAGTTGATCAATTGTCTAATGACACAATTCTTCTCGTTGAGGGAGAGCTTGATGCGTTAGCAGCTATTTCGGCTGGAGTACCCGCAATTAGTGGGACCGGTGGAGCGCAGACTTGGAGGTCTGAATGGACGTCTTGTCTCAAGTACAAGAACGTCATTGTTTGCTATGACAATGATGAGGTTGGCCACCAAGGAGGAATTCGTGTTTGTAGGGCCTTGCTAGCGGCTGGATGTAAGCCGCGTTTCTTCTTTGTTGATAAAGAAGCAGGTAAAGATGTAACGGATCTAATCAAGTCAAGAGGCCCTGAAGCCCTCATTAAGGCGATTGAAAACGCCTCTTTGTTTGAGGAAGACGTACCAGAAGAAGAGAATGAACAGAATCAAGAAGCTGAAGAGACTACCTTAAATGCGGCGTACTCTGGAGAGTATGTAAACCGCAGAGTGAAAGTAGACTTGATGGTAGCAGGGAAAGCCAACGTTGATTTCACCTTTCCAAAGCTGATTATCACTGAATGTGCTGTAGATGCGAAGATGTGTTCACAATGTAGCATGGCTTCATATCATGGGAAGCGCAAGATAGAAATTAAAGACCCCTCTCTTATTCTGTCATTGGTAAACGCTTCGTCTACCGCCGTTGACAGAACGTTGGCAATAATTGCTGGAGCTAAATGCAAAAACATAATACCCAAGAAGGAAGAGTGGGGGACGCTTGAGGAAATTGCCGTAATATCAACAGTGAACTCCAGGGATGAAGGTGAGTATTCATCAAAGCGTGCTTACTACATTGGCCATGGTATCATGCCTAATGCTTCCTATACGGCTACTGGAACAATTATACCACACCCAAGTGATCAGACAATTGTCTTCGTAATTGACAATATAGTTCCGCACCAAGACAGCCTGAGTAGCTTTGAAGTAACTGATGAACTGAATGAAATGCTGAAGTTGTTTGAACCGGATGCGGATGACTTTTCAGGCTGTATGCGAAAGCTTGAGCATATTTATTGTGATTTTGAAACAAACGTGACAGGAATTATTGGCCGACACTCAATGACAATGGCGATGGACTTGGTCTTTCATTCAGTGCTGAGCTTTCGCCTTGCAGGCAGAGACGTTCAAAAGGGTTGGCTTGAATGTCTCGTAATAGGAGACACAAGGACCGGCAAAAGTGAAACGGCCGCCGCCCTAGTTGCTCACTATGGACTAGGAGAGGTCATTAGCGGAGAAAACACAAGTTTTGCAGGAATGGTTGGGGGCCTTCAACAAATAGGAAACGGCCGATGGATTATCACATGGGGTAAGCTTCCTATGAATGATAGGAGGCTTGTGGTTGTTGATGAAGTAAGTGGGTTGAGTATTGAAGATATATCACGCTTCTCTCAAGTAAGAAGTTCAGGCGTCGCCGAAATTTCCAAAATTAGGACTGAACGTGTTCCTGCCCGCACGCGGATTATCTGGATTAGCAATCCGCGTGATGCGAAGGCCATGTCATCCTACACATATGGGGTTGAGGCAATTCCTGACTTGATTGGTAAGCCTGAAGACATTGCAAGATTTGACTATGCCTGTGGCTGCTTGTCCTCTGACGTCTCAAGCAGAGATATCAACACAATTAGAGAGCGGAAAACACCTTTCTATGGCGGAGAGCAGTGCCGCCAACTAATTCTGTGGGCTTGGACAAGGACGCCTGATCAAATTGTGATGGAAAATGGCGTGGAACAAATGATTATGGATGCAGCGGTGGAAATGGGTGAAATTTATTCACCTTCTATTCCGCTTGTGACTTCCGCGGATCAGCGAATTAAGTTAGCAAAAATCGCAATAGCAGTGGCTGCACGGCTTCATTCAACGCATACTGGTCACGAAATTGTGGTCAAGCCTCATCACGTCATGGTAGCAGTAGACTTCCTGAACAACATCTATTATTCCAAGGCACTGTCCTATGCTGCATATTCTGGAAGCTATCTCCTTGATACATCACTGCTAGAGGCTAACGCCAATGAAGTCAAAAACTGGATTAGTGATCACTATGAACTAGTCAATCACATCCTGCATATGAAGACCTTCACTGCACGAGACCTGGAGGAAATGCTTGGACTTTACAGGGAGGATGTGCTAGCGGCTATTCAGTACCTTGTGAAGTACAAGTTGATTGCTCCTACCAAGTTTGGATATGAGAAGACGCCTGTGCTAGTATCATTCATGGACAGCGTCAAAGGATCAACAACAGCATATGAAGACGGGAGGTTCTGATGTCCTCAAATTACAAGCTTACGTTGGTTACAGAGGACAATGTAGATGAGTTGCTGAATGAGCTTGAACTCTCTCAAATAGTGGCAATTGACACGGAAACTACAGGCCTAGACAAGTGGAGAGACCTCATTGTTGGCTTTTCATTGTGCCCTCTTGAAACAAAGCATGCTTTTTACATTCCTATTCGCCATGAACTGGGTAGTCTTTTCGCTGGTAACTCTAACTTGCCAGCGCCTGTCATTGACAAGATTAGACAAGCAATGGCTGCAAGGGACAAATCAGCCGTATGGCTCATGTGGAACGCTCCTTTTGACTATAGGATGCTGAGACGTGACGGATTTGGACCATTTAGCCGCATTACAGACGTACAGGTGCTGTGGCATATCCTTGATGAGAGGCCAAGTAACAAGCTTTCAGTTAGAGCGAAAGCTATAGGATTTGATATAGATGAAGTTGAAAGAAAACTGATGCGCCTAGGTGGTCACAAGGCCATTGTAAACATGTCTCCAAAGGATATGTATGAGTATGCATGCACTGACGCACTTGCCACAGCTATTCTGCATGAAAAGGCTATTCTTGAGCTTGAAAAGGAGCCGGAACTATTTGAGTTAGCCAAACGGGAAGTCCAACTGACACGGCTGATTATCAACATGGAGAAGGTTGGCTTTCCAGTGAATGTTGAGAAGCTGAAGAAGTACGCTGACCTTGCTCAGCAAAACATGAACCGCCTGAGCAGAGAAATCAGTGAATTAGCAGGTAGACCAATAAATCCTGCCTCATCACAGCAAGTGTGCGCGGTCTTGGGTATTCCATCCTCAAGTCGAGAAGCACTGGAAGAAGTGGGAGGGGACTTGGCGAAGGCTATTCTTGAGTGGAGGGCATGGGAAAAGTCATTGTCCACGTTTTACAGTGTGATGCTTGAAAAGCAGATAGATGGTCGTATTCACCCAACTATAAACCAGACTGGAACAGAAACCGGCCGATGGTCCTGTCAGGATCCAAACCTGCAAGCGCTTCCGAGAGAGAATGAAATCTACCACGTTAGAGAGTGCATGGAAGCACCGGACGGAAAAATGCTTGTCCTGTGGGACTATTCACAAATGGAACTAAGGGTGGTGGCTCATTACTCTGGTGATAGCGCTATGCTTAGTATGCTGGCTAACGGGCAAGACGTTCATCAACGTACAGCTGAAGCAATCTTCGGGCCTAATGCCACAAAGGAACACCGCCAAATAGCAAAGACAATCAACTTTGCTATGGTGTATGGAGCAGGCGCGAAGGAGTTGTCTGTTCAACTGAGAATATCAGAGGATGAAGCCAGAGATTTACTTTGGCAGTATAAGAGGACGTTTCCAAACGTTGCCGCATTTCTTCGAAAGGCTCAAGACGTAGCCAAGAATAGAGGTTATATCATTATGTGGGGAGGAAGGCGCAAGAGGTTTGACAAGGATGATGAGAAGAGCCACTTCAAGGCGATTTCCAACCTTGTCCAGGGAAGCGCCGCAGAGATTGTCAAAAGCGCTATGTTGAAGCTTGATCCGATGGTGCGACAAAATGGAGGGCAAATCCTGCTGCAAGTGCATGATGAAATAATCGTTGAAGCACCTGAAGAAAAGGCTCATGAAATTGCACTTGCCGGAATACCTATTTTACAGGACTTCAAGTTGAGATGTCCATTGGTTGTAGAAGCAAGTATCGGAAAATGTTGGGCTCAAAAGCAAAAGATTGGTGACAACGGAGGACAATGATGAGCAAATCACCGGTTGATGTCGCCAAAGAACTTGCTCAACTTGGGTACTATGACGTCCTAGTCACATTGCAAGCATTAGCGGCAGCAGATAATGGACAACTCAGTGTTACTGAACTGGTGCATACTATGAGAAAATTATCACAAAGTCTAAAAGTCACTGAACACTCAATTTTGCAAATGTTGCGACGTGACTTGATTAGGCATTATGGTGGTAACTTCAAGATTACCAGTTTTGGGAGGAAAGTTGCCAATGCACTTAGTCTTCCTAATCCTAATGAACCTCTTCATTGTTCTATCTGTAATGAAAACATCAAGAGAATTCCGTCAGTGAAATTTCAAGATGAGAAAATTATTTTCATGTGTCCAAAGTGTGTTCGCAAGGAAGAAGCAAGTAAGAAGACTAAGTAAGGGAAGTGACAATTCATGAAATTTATGTTTGTAGATCCGGGAGAAACAACTGGATGGGTAATTATGAATGATGACCTGGAGGTACTGGAACATGGTCACACTCAGCTGAATGACGTAGGAAGCCTAGCTGAGAAAGCAAAAAGAGTTGACGTACTTGTAGTTGAGAAATTCACTTGGCGTCCAGGCAACGCCATGGTGGGTCGTGAGGCAGTCGCTGAAAAAGTCATTACGCTTCTGGAAAGTGCTCATGGTGAAGTAATCAAACAGGATCCTTGTCTTCGTCATCCCCGTGCTAAGCAAATTGCTTTGAAGCTTGGGACGGCAATTGTGAATAAACATGAGCTTGACGCTTTCGCTCATGCCGTCCATTACTTCTTGAAGGAACGAAATCAACGCATGGTAGATACTCTGGTTGAGTTGCTATCAGAGGATGATTGGCTTTTCAGGCCACAAGTACTGCGGAACACTGTCGTAAGGAGCAAGTAGTGCAAATGGACGTGAATGATACAAATCAAGTCGCAACGCACGTCTCTCTGAATCAAATGCCAAAGCAACGCCATTTAGGCAGTAGGTAATTGCAGCCTTCTTTGTCCACTTTGTGAGTTTATCACGCATGGATTTGGTGCTAGTTGAAATTTTGAATGTTCTTTCCAAGATTGTTCCATCAGGCTGGATGAGTACAGCGTAACAGAATAGGAATTTTCCTAACGTTTTCAGCCAACGAACTTCTGCCCTAGCCCAGAGGCCTCCTGTATCTATCTCCAAGGCGCAAAGTGCTTCAAGTCCTGTACGAATTAGCAAGGCGTCACAAGATCCTGGTGATTTGATGACCCACCGCAAGAGAGCATATGCAATCAAGTCATATGCTTCATGTCTTGCTTCACTGACAGGATCAATTGTGTCTTCATTGTGCTCAATAGCGCCTACTGTTACCTTTGTTCGCATATTTACATACTGCTTGGTTGTTATAAATCCATTACCATATAGCCAATCAAGCAGTTCTAGCAATCTTGGAAGTCGCTTATTCACGCTTACCTCCTCTGATTACAGAATGAAGGGCCTTTTACAAGGCCCTTCATATTATGCTTGAAGTTTTGCTTTGCGTCAACTGTGCTGACGCTTTGACTTCAGTGCGAGTACCGCAGCCTCAATATCTGCCTCTGTGACGTCAATTCCTTTCTCACGGGCCCAAGCAATAACCTGTTCAAATTTTCTCTTTCCTGCCTCTTCTGCCTCATTTGAAAACTTTTGCTCAGCCGCTTCAACTAGACTTTGAACAATAGTGCGTGTTCGCAGACCTGCAAGCGTCTCCACTTCAGTGTAAAGCTTCTGCTTCCAAATCTCAAGAACCTTCAGTAGCGCACTTGCCAAGGCGCAAGCAATAATTGTCAGAATTGCCCCAATGGCGGTTGCTATAGCATGTTGAACTTCCGGCGTAAAAATATCATACCAAGTCATTATATTTCACTCCTTTGCCGTTTATTTACAGAAGTATCAAGTCGAACTACAGTTTCATCGAGTTTGCTTATCTTTTCATCAAGCTTGATAAGAATACGACTCATTTCAGATACCTTATCATCAATTGTCTGATGACGAAGGGAACATTCATAACGATGGACAAATGTCCTGCCAAACAACTGAAGGCCAATATTGATAAGTGTAACAGTAATGAGGATAGCAAAGCCTAGGTTTATTCTTGTATTTTCACCAATCACAACAGGATCATAATTTGTCTGCACCTTATCAGACTGAGCAAGAGCATGTGCTATGAAGAGCACACATAAACTGACAATTATTGAAACAAAGCGTTGGATCAAAACCATTAACGTCACCAACCTATTCCACAAATACTTTTCCTAAATCCCCAAGATGATCAGTAACTTTATGCCCTAGTGCCTCCAACACTTCTCTAGCAGGAACCCAAAGCTCACCATTAGCAAGATAACCCCTCCTTGTGAGTACCTTTCCTTCTGTAGACTGAACTATGATGGCACTTGGATTATACTTCCCTTGTTGGCATAGACTATAAAAACCAGTTATACGTTCATCAACCGCTGAGATTGGAGATTTCTTTGTTCCTGCTTCAGTTGGTATACCCCTAGAAACGGAAATTGTGTTTTCAGCCATCCAGCCACCACCAATATAGATAGCTATATGGCCATATTGACCACTGTTTCTGTTAATTGCCACAATATCTCCAGGCTGAGCCTTTTCACGTGGAATACCAAGTCCGGCGGCTCGAAGTTTTTGCTCCATTTCCAATGCGGATCCAGCAGAAAACTGCCAGTCACCTTCTCCGAGGCCAAGTGCAACCTCATAACATTGACGAACGAAGCGCGCACAATATCCACCTGTTCTGAGGTCAAACTCTTGGCCTCCAAGCGTGATTTTTGACTGACCTGAAATATGAGCATTTACTGCACGAAGTGCAACGTCTACTACGGATTGTCTTTGGCTAGGAGTGATGTAGTTCATATTTCTACTCCGTTGGGGTAATAGTAGTGACGTTTCCTACAGTATCAATTGTCTGCGTAAGCAGCAAGTCACTATTACCGGATGACCCGTCTCTGGTAACAACGGTATTAGTACTGGTATCAGTTGAAATATACCCATACCCAACCCGTCTATAAATTCTGTTCAGAAGCGAAGCAATACTCCCTGTTACTGTCTTTGCTGTAGACACAAGGGAGGAAAATATACTCCACGGATTATGATCATGGACAGTAATGCCGTAGACATAAGTTGTGTCAGTCGTACCAACTAGTTTCAATGCCAATTCTCCGACAGTATCCAAATCATCTGTTGTTAGCGCAACTACATGAAGAGGACCATCAACCTGTGAAGCAGTAGCAGATGATGATGTGAAAGCTCCTCCTGCTTTGCTTACTGATACTGTTACTGTTTCTACCGTTGCCAAGTCAACGAGAATATTTCGTAGACTATTTGTAGCTTCTGACTTTTGAAGAGACAAGGATCTAATAAGCACTCGTGTAGCCATGTTATTCCTCCCTGCCTAACAAAGCACGCTCAGTTAGATCAGGAATTTTTCCTTCCTCTGCCATAGTTCCTAGTGTAGCAATTATCACTAAGTCACCAGCAGGTCCGAAAACATGCCGCATAGGGGTTCCAGGAAAGCCTCTGAACCCTTGATTTATCATATTGTGAAGCATTGAAGAAACTTCAATTCGTTCAATCATTCTATGCTTCCTTTACAGCAGTTATACGTTGTGTATAACGACCCGTGGCCAAATCAATTTCCCATGACTTACCTATGACGCGCAAGATTACATTATTAGGAAGGCCAATATTGTACCAGTGCCCTCGAATGTAGTGCCCAGGAATTATCTGAGGTAAATCATGAAGCGTAAATTCTACAGTAACATGCCATGATTTCGCTTCTCTCCATAGCTTAGCTGCAATTCTATCTATATCATTTCCATTCTGTGTCATTATATAACGAGGAAGAAAGTCCCCTATGAACGTGGGGCTTTCTGGATCAGAATAGCTACTGACGTCTATATATGTCTTAGCTACAGCATTTTCTCCAGACCCGGCAATCACTTCCAAGAAGTTTCTGAACTCTGAAAAGCTGAAAACGCTTCTGATATTGGTAATGATTTTTGCATCTTCTACCGGGTGGTCTTCCAAGTCAATATCAGGTGTTCCTGAATACGTAAGTGGGCGGCGAAGAAAAATCCTTCCGTCAACCCCCACTCCCCATTCCAATCCCATAGCATTAGCAATTGTATCAAGCACAGAAACGGCTTCAGCATCAGGTTTAAACTTGAATTGTGGTTCAGCGCCTACAGTGTACGGAAGCGAAAGGCCAGCAGGTATCTGCGACGTATCAATCAAAGCTGAAGGTACTGTAAACAAGTCAAGAACAGTCGTCCAAGCTTCAGCAAGGGGCCATCCATCAAACACCGGCAACCAACCTGCTGACTTTCTACGCAATCTTGCATCTATGAGATCTACACACTCTGTAGTCACTCGTGCTGCAAGTACACGTTCAGGCTTAGAAAACTCAGGAGAAGAAGCGTACCCAGTAAACTGCCTCCAATATGTGCCACCTGTCGCTCCTACATCTACAATCATTTTGGAACCGACAGGAATAGGATAAACAGGCGTACCAATAGTTGACACAAAAGTCAGCTTACAAGTGCTGCCTTTCCAGTCCTTGTTAATCTCACCGCTTGCTGATACTATGTGTCTATTTCCAGTACTTCGTGGATTACTTGTACCAGCCTCCCACACTGTAGGAAACACTTGACAAATTCGTACAAGCGTTGGTCTAAATGACCCGGTACTGTTGAATGTAGCTATAGGAGCTGTTGACTTATCATTTTCATTGTTATCAATTTGAACCTCAATACTTGTTCCCGGAGGCTCATCTTTTATCACCACAGGAACAGTTGAGTTGAAATTGCAAGCATCAGGAATGAAGATACGAGTACGCGGCTTGAGAACTGCTTCACTCTTATACTGAACAGGCCAAACACCAACCATAATTTGGTGACCTAGGCACCAAACGCTATCAAATGTATAAATTGAGAATGAATGATGTTTTCTCTCTTCATCTATCCAGCTTCCTGAAAACATCAACGTACTATCTCTACTTGTGTCATGACCTCCGAATGAAACAATCAACATTCCTACTTCATATCGAACATGAATAATCTGATATATACCGCCAACTTGACCAACAAGGCTCCAGTCCAATGATTTTTGAGCAGACGCGGCGCTAAGCACTACGGCTTTCTGACCAGGAGCCCTTGCAAGCAAAACAGGGTGATCTAATTCTGAGTTGCTGTCTAAACCTGTCAATTCATTCCACCACTGACCGCCTTGTCCCTTTGCAGGAATTAATGCTGTATATCTGTTTCCTGCTTCATCCAAAAAGTCAATTCCTACAACAGGTAGTACGTTACTCCCGTTTGGTTTTCCTCCACGCCATATAGAAATATCAACATTAGGCCCTAGTACATCCTTTGCGGTAATTCTAGCAGGAGAGGCTGTATAGCAATGAAGTAACCTTACATCAAACAGACCGGATTTTTCACCTAAACGCCAATCTCCTGTTTGAATCCAGTCTGACAAATTCATATCCGTACGCTGTATGGTGCCCCTTGGTCCAATACTCCTGCTGTCTCCTAAGTATTCAAAATCCGGTTCAAGATACCACCCATAATTTGTGCCAATATCAGGCGTAATTTTCCCTGACGTTAGCGTTGTAGCATAGTCAGTTGCTTCCCAATTTACACCTATTCCATATTTCTTGACCAAGCCATCACAGTGAGGGTTGTCTATGACAACCTTTACGTTTGCCCGCACGTAACTCATGACGTACCCCCCACTTCATAAGGCCCTTCCCAAGTAAGTCCAGCATCATGACTCAGAAAAACATATGGTTTTCCTCTTCTAGACACGGATGAATCATTTCCACTTACTCTAGCAATAATGTAATAAGTAGCACCATCTGTTTCAGTGTCTACACTGTCATATGCTCCACTAGTATCTACAATAACAGGTTCGCCCGGAACGTTTTCTCCTTGATCAATACGATTGAAAATAATTCGTCCTTTGTCATCAATCCAAGCATAATGAATGACGCCTCCAAAAGGACTACGAAACATGGCTATTTTCCTCCATACCTTATGAACCACACTAACATTAATAGGAAGCGTTACCCATTCTCTTACCGCAGCCCAAGTGATTTCACCCGGATATAGATTTTCATTTCCAGGAGGACTTACGGCATAATGATACATATCAGTGCAGTCTGGTTCAATGAATTCTACTAGTGACGCAGATCTCCAATGGCCTGCAGCTCCTGTTGATACGTTGCTTTGATACAAAGACCATGGACCTAGCTGAATACGTCTATGAACATCACATACAATGCTGTTTCTATATGGCAGCTTGTTCTGAACAGCAGTCCCATGCAGTTTTCCTCCGACTACTTTATCACTCAGAATAGCACACTTAACACCACGTGCTAATTTCCATGATCCGCATCTTAGACAAACAGGAAGCGTCCAAGGCGTGATTGCTTCCTCAGGGAAGACTTCTAAAGGAGCGCTAATATCAAAACACCAAGTACCCAAAGTGTTGTTGTTTTGATCCATACATGCAGACTGCCACATACCTATATCTAGGCTACATGACCATGCATCACTGATATGATTCAAACGATCACAAAAACCTGCCAGGTCAAAAGCAGCAGTAACATCAATCTCAAAGTTAGGACTTTCAACATGATCAAAGAATGGAACTGTTAATTCTGCTACATTTCCATGATCATTGTCTCCAGCCCATAATGCTTTCAAGAATGAACTGTCTACTATTGCGCTAATACCTCCAACCCGGTACCTTGCTTGTGGGGCTTCAAAAGCTTTTATCGCAACATGCGGCTCAGTTGTTACTTGCGGATCACGCATAAGCAAAGGCTCATAAAACTCCCATGTTCCTGTATCCCATCCTCCAATTTTGACACTAACAACACGATCAAGTTCAGGAACAACGTTTTCCTGTACAGCAATATAGAAATCACAGTAATATCTTGTTTCATCTGCCCTCTTTATCTCTGCTTCATAAGTATAAGTATGATCTACGGAACTGTACTCAAAAGTTGTTTGCCGCGTATCACCCATTATGTCAGTGCCGTAGAAATGCAAATCAGTATAGAAATAACTTTTCGCAATCAGTTCAAGAGTAAGTTTCTGATGAGGATAAGGTTGCCAATTTTCTGGAGGAGTGAAAACTACTCTTAAGACAGGAAAACCATTCCACGCATAAACAGCCTCATAAGGCTCTGACCATATACCACCTTTTGGCCTCTCATGTCCATCCCAAGCATGAAACGTATCTGCCTTACGGTACCAATAAATAAGAGGGCAGGAACCGGGAAGACCTTCCACGTCCGGAAAGTTTTCCTCCCACACCGCCGCCAACCTCACATCATAGTTACAAGCTAACTGTAACTTGACCGCGGCTTCACCGGTTCCTGCCTCTACTGTAAATCTGCCGCGAGTAGTTTCTCGGCTTTCTCCTTGAATTTCTGAAACTTGGCCAACACGACCTATGCCAACCCAATCAGTAAAGCTATGCGCTGGATGAGGGCCATGAATTGGCACTGGTGACATATGGCCAAGATGTACCATATTGCGCACAAAACTATAAGAACTATGGCAATCAGTAGCATCTGCCCAAGGAGCCCACAATTCAATAGTGAGGTCAACCGGATCCAAGCCAAGCTCTTTAGCGCTTTCCTCTGTAATTGAAAGCGCCATCGTATCAGAAACAATGAATTCTCCTGCGTCATACCCTTCCTCATAATCCATGCCAGAAATAAGGCCGCAGGCTTGGATATAGACACCCACACTTCTAAGTTGCTCTACTGTTGGATAAACGGTGTCTCCAACATTTGCCATATTCTATGGCTCCGTACTCCAAGTCAATGATTGTGGCACGCGTTTGCTAGCTCTAAAAGGCCCTTGTATTCTAACGTTTACAATATTTCCAGTACGATCACGTACAGTGAAATTGCTGAAGTCCAATATGAGAGGCCTGCCATAAAACACATTATTTGTCAATGTAGCAGTATGGGTTTGCATGGCTCTGAACATGACTGTGTTTTGATATCCATGAAGATACCATTGAGTTCTGTCACTATAACGATGAGAGAAGTCAACATCAACATTAGACCATGTGAGACTTATACTTGCATATTCTGTTCCGGCAATACCCCCAAATGTATTACAACCAAGCATTACTTGCTCTCCCTGTGTTATGAAAGGCTCCCAGTTCTCATACCTGTCACTCCACACTTGAATGACTTGTGCTGAAGCACCACCACAGTTGACAAAAGCAGTAGCCGGTCTGTCAAGGAGCCAAACATCTTCAACACTTGTCTCACAAGCATAAACAGGAGCAGCTGATCTACTTCCACCAGGAGAGGCTGAACGGCTTCGATATATTCTTTCACCGGTAATTGAAATATAGTAATTAGCTGATACTGTCCATGGAATGGGGTCTACTCCAGCGTATAATCGAGCTACAACGGTATACCCCCACACAGCATATTCTTCTGTATCACCTGCTAGTGAATACCATGCAACAAAAGGTCGTTTTCCTTCTTCGTACTGTTCATTCGGAAGTGACCCCGTAGGAAAAGTAAGGAGAGGAGCCATGCAAACATAAAGATTATTCTCCGCATCCCACCATGCCGGCGAAAGTCCAATAGAAATTCCACCGAATTCTACTGTAGCAGAAGCAACCGGCGGCCGTCCTTCACCGAAACTCTCATGCGCATTAAGTAATGTAAAGGTTCCGCTTACACTTCCACCTTGTCCTGTTGTCTGAGTAGCAACGCCAGGCATTATTCACCTCATGAAAACCTAGCTTGATGAATTATTGATAGGACTTCATTTCGTGCTACTTCTCTAATGAATTGCTCACCATAAATAGGTGCGTTGAAATTCACCGTGACTGTTTGGTTTGCAACATAAGCACTATAAGCGCCAGCCCTTGGAACAACTGACCCAGGACTACTTGTTCCAGCTGGAGCTGGCGTAATTGGCTGTGCAGTTCCACTAGTCTGGTAGTTAGTCGGCTGCTGATTGGCCACATTTGTGGAGCCGCTTTTACCAGACTGGTTTGCTTCTTCCACTTGCTGTCGAGCTTTAGCAACATCTTCCCTAGTCTTAGCTAGTGATTTTTCAGCATCACGAAGCCCTTCAACGGCTTTCGTAATTCTATCCACTGCAGCTGCAACACGATTTGCAGCCGTTTCTTGTGCTCTAGCATATGCTTCTATCGCATTGCGAAGCTGTCGCTCTGCTTCACGTATTCTTTTCTCTGATTCTTGCTGCTGCTTGACAGCTTCATCACGTGCTTTGTCTATTTCTTGACGTGCCTCATCCAACCGCTTCTGTGCTTTTCTTCTAGCATCCTCAACTTCTTTTTGCAACTGAGCAATTTCTTGACTTGCTTTTCGTCTTTCTTTTTCAAGTTCTTCTTCTGCTTCTTTCTTTGCTTTTTCTGCTTCCTCAACTCGCTTTTGAGCCCGTTCTACTTCCTTCTTACCCTCATCCAATGCTTTTCTTACATTCTCTGCTGCCTCTTGTCTTGCTCCTTCCAACTCCTTCTTCGCCTCTTGAAGCTCTCTAGCAAGACGTACTTCCTCCGGCTCTTCATACCCAGCCATCTTCATCTGAATTTCACGCAGACGCTTTTTGGCCGCTTCAATACGCTCTGCGCCGCGCTTCATAGCCTCAGATATACGTTCTTCAGCAGATCTAGACGCTTCTTCTAGTTCTTTTTCACTCTCTATGAGTCTATCATTTGCCTCTCTAACCTTATCTTTCGCCTTTGCTTCATCATCTGCTGCGTCTAATAATTTTTCAGCCAATCGCGTTTCTGCATCTTCAATTGAACGTTGTGCATCCTCAACTTCTTCCTGATATTTTTCTTCTGCCTTATAAATTTTATCTACCGCGTTGCGTCTTTCCTCTGCAGACTTTCTATATGCCTCATCCAACTGTTCTTGAGCATCTGCTACACTTTCTTGTGCATCTCTGATTTCTCTAGCTGCATCACGCTCTGCGCGAGGCAGATCTGCTTGAGCGTCTCGAAGCTCTTTTGTAGCATCCCTCACACGCCTCTCAGCCATTTCTAGATTATCTAGTGCATCCGCCAACTCCTTTGTGGCCTGTACACTATCTACCATTGTAAGACTTGAACCTTTAGTTGAATCATCAAGCTCATTCATTGATTCTTTAGCTTTTGCCATTGCATCTTGTGCTTCTTTGATAGAATCTTTTACTTCATCTACCTCATTTTTGTAGCCTCTCCAAGCTTTATATAGGCCATATATTGCACCAGCAATAACAAGAATAACTGCGATAACTTTACCGGCAGGTCCAAAAATGGATGTCCACAACTTTGTAAATGTACTTGCTACCCACAGCACCGCCTTACCTAGCGCGGTGTTAGCCAAAGCAGCAGCAACAGAGGCAGATACATCCTTAAGCTTTGCATAGACTGTAGAATGAATAACGATTTGAAGGGCTTCATAAGCCCTAACCAATGACACAAGACTCTTAAGAAACGCCCCAATAACTAGACTAAGACCACCAATTGTAAGGGCCAAAGCCGTCATAACCTTAATCAGTGTGGGGTGCCTTTCAGCTACGCGTTGCAACCATGCGTTAAAATGACCATAATGATTAACAAGTACTATAATTGTAGGCGCTAATTGACCAGCAATAGTAGCAGCCACATTCCCCATACCAGCCCGCAGAAGCCGAAGCCTGTCACCAAGCATATCTACTGAGGCTGCTGTCCTTGAGGACATCTGAGCTCCAAACTCTTTAGCTCTTTGCTCCAATTCCTTAATACCTTTACTCCCTTGAGCTAGTAGCGGGAGCAAGCCTCTTGCATTTCTTGAGAACAATGACCAGGCAGCGGCGGCGCGTTCAGTAGGTGACTTAATCCTTGAAATAGCATCCGCCGCTTCATAAAGCAGTTGCTCTTGATTTTTCAAATGTCCAGAACTGTCATAGATATTAATACCAAGCCTTCTAAATGAAGACGCCGCCGTCTCATTTCCTCTAGCCGCAGCACCGGCAGCCCGTGAAAGCCTTAGCATACCAATGCCCATTGAATCAATAGAAGCATGAACTTGATCAGCTGCCGCTGCAAGCGCGGTATATGTTTCTGCACTCATCATAAAACGCGACGCAGCATCATGAACAGATTCACCTGCCTTGACACCGGCCGCGCTTATTGCTGTAACAGCGCCAACTATAGCGCCACCAACCACAGCATATACGTTAGCTATAGAATTTAGTGTTGTTGCAGTTGCTTTCCACTCTCTAGTATTTTCCTGCAACCCCGCTTGTAACTTCTTAGCGTCTTCCTCTAGACTGCGAAAAGTTGCTCCAATACGAGACATGGGGCCTGACGCTCTGTCAACTGCTCTGATGACTATACTAACTCTCATCTCGTCAGGCATAATCTAACTCCTCATACTTTAGTCGTATAAAATCCCTCACCGCAAGTGCACCATGTTCAGCAATCTCAGGAAGACGGGCTTCAATTTCAAGTTGGGTCCCAAGTCGACGAACTTGCCACAAATCAAGCTGCATAATGTCATCTATCTTCAATGACGTCTTCGTCAACAAGGCCCAAACAAATTGTGTCCAATCACCAGCTACGTACTTCCCGTCTCCCGATTTTCTTGCGGGGGGTTTAGGAGTTCAATAACCCTCCCCAATTCTGGCAAATCACTAAAGTCAAGTCTATTCATAAACTCCTCACGTGTAAGTTTTGATCCAGCTTTTACGGCAGCCGCATGTACAAAAGCAGCCATATATTCAACAGAAAACAAATCCTTCAACCCACTCTTTTCAAGTTCAACCAACTGCATAAGAGACGGAGGAGCAAGTTCAATATCACCACAACTGAAATGACCTACTACCTTGCGTGGACCTTTTCCTGACAACTCTGCAAGTTCACGGAGACCGTCGTCGCCCATATAAACCTCCTATTACTCAAGACTTAGAGTCAACACGCTCAAGTCATTCATCTTACTAACAGCAGTTACACTCCAAATAACTTCATTAGCAGCCGCCACAAATTCAATTGGTTGACTGTTGATATACAATTTCGAACCACCTGTCAAATCAACCGTCAATGTCTTAGGCGTCTGTTCACAGTTCTGAACAGTTGCAACAAAACCAATTGTTTCAGGACAATCACTCAGCAAATTGATATCTAGCGGCAAAGCAAATCGAAAACTAGCCGTGATTTCAAAATTGCCAGGATCAATCCATTCCGGCAATCTCTGTTTTCCAGCAGTTTTCTCATCTAGAGAGGTCCTAGCGGCAAGCGCATTAGTAATTGTAACCTCCCAACTAGTGCATTTATATCCAGCCCCACCTAGTTCAACAGTAGCTTTATGCCAAACAAAAGGCAAACCTGTCTGCTTTGGAGCGGGGCTAGTAATGGTGGTATATTCAGCGCTTTGAGCAATCCACTCATAAGCAGCATCTACAACCCCACCTGTTTCACACGAAAGCTTCAAACTGCGAAGATAGCAATCCGTTTGCACCATTGCCCCGTTCGTAGTACCTACCAATCCTCCGCGAATGGAAGAAATTTTAGGAGGTAACTCTCCAATAGCACTTGGCTTGATATAACTAAGAAGTGTTCCAGTCTGCAATGTAGTAGTAGCAGAACCGGTGGGAGTAACCATTCCTCGATGAACCAACGCTAGTCCACCAAGGCCAACGCTTTGTGCAACCTCACCTCCGTCAATCGTCAAATGTCCTCCTGTGACTTGATCAAATGCTTGCCAAGAGGAAGATCCCGTGATATCAAACTCTGCACATTGATTCAGACCTACTGCCATATTACTCACTCTCCTCAAGTTGTACTAGGCCTGCTGGCTCATCATCAGCTTCAATTTTCTCAAGAAAGCGACTGTACAAACGCACATACAAATCAACATCACCATCATGAATAACGTCACCAGGACTATATGGACCGATACGTTCTTTAGCAATATACATATCAGCCATTATCTACCACCCCTTTGTGGAATTATAAACTGAACGGTGCAATCAGCAATCATGCAAGGCGTTGTCCGTCCCGGACGCTGAGCAAACATATAATTGACACCGCCAAACATAGTAACATGGCTCTCAAGCAAGCATCTATTGTTTGCTATGACTTGTTTCAAAACTTCCACAGCTCCAATAAGCTTAGGACCTTCTGTTTCTGGTGACTTCCAAGGTGTCTCTATAATGACGCTAACAGTAGCTGGAATATCAAAATCACTCATTGACAAGGCCTGCTCAGCTCCCTCAGACTGTGGCTGAACATAAACCGTCAAGCCTGTCGGAGGATCAGTGCGCCAATATGCTTCAACGTGCTGAGCCGCCCCGGCTTCCCTGAGTTTTGTCACAAGTGAATTGACTATGTCATTTATTGCCATTCTGCAATATGCTCCCAGTTAGCATTGAGACGGGCAGCAATGCCCTCCATGATTGCGTTAGTCATCTCATGCATACTCATTATCAAAGCAGGACGCAAGAAAGGACGTGCAGGTATCTTAACACTATTGATGAAAATGTATTGCATCGTACCAGTTGGATCCATAAGTCCTCCAGGAACACGTGTCAAACTTTTGAAACGCAAAGGAGATCCTTTGAAAGTGCCAACTGGAATTGCAAGTGCTTTTGCTTGCTTAGGCGTAATAGTCGCTCCAAACTCATGAACAGGGGCGTATATGACATTAGTCCCCACAACTGCATACATCTGCAAATGACTTACTTCATGAGTGATGGACTGACGAAGCCTACCAGTTCCAGCGCGAAGCCCCATTGGATAGCCTCGATAGACAATGCGTCGTGCAGTTCTTTCCAAAATCGTTGCTGCTTTGTCAAGGCCATCAATCATACCTCCTCGGGCCTCACGAGGAGCTTTCTGCAACGCATGCAAAACAAGCTTCAAATTTGTTCCTTCCAGCGCTACAAACTCCATTGCTACACCTCTGGAGCCACCTCAGCAAGATACGCAATAGCATGTTCTCTCTGCAACGGCTGAAAATCTCGTACTGTCATGACTTCATATTCTGCACCCTCATTTGTCTTTACGCGCCTGCCAGCCTTGATAAGTTCACGCCCTTTCTTACGTGTCGCAAAAATCAAATGATGGGTTACATTTGGATCAAGCAACGCCTCAGTAGCTCTACCAGAACTTACCGTAGCCGGAATTATGAAACCGAATACACTTCCGCAATGACTCCAAGTATCCGTTTCAGCCTCACGTTCCAAAACAGAAAGCACGCTGAAATATCTCTCAAAACTCATCTAATTGTCACCGCCCGATACGGATCCAAAAGCGAACCAACTGACACAGGAAGACCATTTACAACTGGCTCATAACGCGTAGTAATACCGCCTACTGATTGATCAGAAACGCCAACAACGCCTCTACTTTCAAGTATCCAACTTGCTATTTGTAACAAAGCTTGTTTGATGTCAACAGGACAAGTATCAGAGGTATAACCTGCATAATATTCTACTTTGACGGCCCTCTGTCCTACTGGCCAGTTATAACCATCAACCCGAATAATCATCCCGCCCAATGTATCAATATCATATGCATTACTACCAAGCACTTGTTTACTTCCGTCAGGATCTAGCGTCACAACAACAGGCTTATCATTGGAAACAACAACTGGATAATTACTGAGAAGAAGCCAATCTTCATCTGATGTAACATCAATATAATCCGTATACTGTGACAATTCCAACTTCCTCTTGCAGTAAGCTTCAGCACGAGCTTGTGCCATTCCGATTACTTCTGCTACAAGTTCTTCACGCTCTGTAGCTTGTGGCACCCAACGCATCACATCTGACACAGAAATCAAACTCACTTCGTATCAGCCTCCATGAAAAGAGACGCTAATACGGCCTCCTGTGCTGCTGCAAATGCCTCTCGCGCTACACGTTGTGGGTCACACATAGCCGCACCCACAGCCGCACGATAACCAGCCAACTCTTTGTTCTCAAGCACAAAGTGAAATGCGTTTATCAAACCATCAACACTGCCATCAAAAGAAACGCAGAACGGAATTATATCTCGATATGCGCCACAAGCGTCATTTACAATAAGAGGAAGACGTGTTCCAAGGAGTTCAATCGCTGAGTAATCAGGGTAGTACATGCTACTATTAGCGTCGCAACGCACAATACAATTGACACCGTGTTCAGCAAAAACACTGATTGCACCATCTATGTCACGTGTCTCCTTTGAATATACCTCCAAAGGTATGCTACCTTTTAGAGACTTCATGTCTTTCATTACGTAAAATGAGTCTGTAGATCCGTTCACAACACCAACCACTACCATTTTATCCACAATACCGCTTTTACAACATGCATCATAAAGCAAAGAAATTTGCCTATGTACAGAGGCAGTACCGTACCACCCCACTACCAATTTTTCACCATCTGAAGACAACTTTCCATTAGCATCATAAGCTTGAAATGGAATAGTGTGTCTGTTTCGACTCAAAATAGCCTTTTGGTCATTACTACTTGCACTTTCCAATCCAGCAGCGCCTCTTAGAACAACCAGGCCTTTATTATCATTAGTTAGCAAGTCCCATGCACCATTTACCATGTGCATGCTCCAAATGTGAGGAACAGTATCAATCACATGGAGCATCCCACGCCATTCTGCATAATCTTCAGGACTGTACTCACACCATAAACAAGCGGCATTACTAAGCCTCTCAGGGTGCAATTCAGACAATGTAGCTATATCCCATCCAGCCGCCCTGGCAATCTTGTGACCCTCATCTGTAACCCCATTAACAAGTTTGTCCGGAACCACAACCAGAATTTGCTTCGCATCCAGTTGTGACGCTATAAGCAATTTGTGAAGAACATTGAAAAATTTGTTTCCAATACCCTTCTCTGGCTTTTCATACCACACAATAGGCCAATAAACACGACTTAGCGCATTAGGGCTTATACTGTAGCGAAAGATAACTAGAGTAGGAATATGATAAGCAGCAGCCAAATGAAGCGTTCCTGTATCAACAGATACTACAGCAGCTGCTCTAGTAATGAGAGAACACAAGTCAGACAATGATGTCTCACCAGTCAAATTCACAACATGTCCAGGTACAACCCTAGGCTTAGTGTCTACAACTACACACGTGAAACCCTCACTGTTGATTGCATTGACTACTTGCTCTACTTCTTCATATGTCAAACATCTTCCTGAACTCTCAACTCGCGACCATGGAGAAAATACAACATATCTTTTAGGATCAAGACCTCGACGCTTAAAATCTTTGTCTGGATATTTCAAAAGTGCTGTTCGCAACGCATACCCACTCAAAACCTCACCATAAATACGGGCAACACGTGCTGGAAGCACGGGCCCTAATCCTGAATTCCACTCAATTTGTCCCCATCTGTCAACAACCTCATCAGCATCTTTGGGGCCAAAATCTTCTATATGCAGTACATCCTCTAACGGAAGTTCCAAAGCTACTGACGTCAACTCTTGTACATCAATTCGTTTCGCCAATAGACTTGCCTTATCTCCGCGAAGAGTTGCTACAGTAACAGCCGGCAATGAAACAAGTGTATCTCCAAGGCCGGCTCCAACTACAAAACATTTTCGCACTGGTATCACTCCAGCTATCTTTTCACATTTGCTCTAACTGGACGAGTGTTTTTACCAGCACTCATCTCATCTTCACGTACCACAAAACCAGGAGGCTGTTCCTTGTCTTCAAAATCAACCTGGATAAGTTCAAAAATATCATCTCGATTAGGAAATTCAGACTTCAATTGTTTCCATTTAGCCTCACTAATATGTGAAACTTGGCCAGGATAAATTGCTATTACCTCATTAAGCCCCTCATCCCAGCCTCTATATATCCTATCCCACTTACTTCGCACAGATACCATAGTAATCACTTGTGCCCCGGCGGGAGGAGGTGTGCCGGCCTCCTCCCGCCTTTTCCTCGGACTTTAGCGCTGGTCCTGCCTTGTCACGCAGGTTCCAAACGCTGGGGGTGCACGGGCTAAGCCCGTGTAACCTGATACGCTAAAGCGTATTACAGGTTATAGCCCATTCCAACAACTACCTCAGTACCGCGGACGCAGTGGAAATCTCCGCGCCAAGTCAACACAACGTCAGTGCTGCGAGACTTCGCTTGCCGTTGCGTCTCAACAGTAACCAAATGCCTATCACCAAGCCAGAAGCCGTCAGTATATACACAATACAAGACTGACTTTGACGTAGTGCTACCATCATATACACCAGTAGCGTTCAAGTTGGTGCGAACAACCCCGCTTGTTACAACGGGAATACCGGCCAACCATGCTACCTGACCGCTAATAATCGGGTTTGGACCAGCAATTCCATTGGCAGGAAGCCAAACTGGATTGTTGTTCGCATCTTTGAGCGTAAACAACTTAGACCAATAAATCTTAGTAGGAACAATCCACACAAGATCTTTCGGGTTGTTGCTATAAACGCCCATGTTGGCCGGAATAGTCACCAACGTGTCAAAGTTGAAGGTACCTAGGGACACATTCGCCCCATTATCAGTCAAGGCTTTCTTGCGCAGACCAATCCAGGCCTTACGCGGATCAGTGCTAGCCGTCACGTCGCTATCCATATGCGTCGTGCTAGTGTCACCAGAATCAATAGCCATGTCGAGCCACTCAGAAATGCTTGCCTGCATCTGAGCAACAAGGAGAGGGCCAATGCTAGCAACGCTATCCTCATCAAGGGCGTCACTATAGGCCTTATAGATATTCAGTTCTTTAGCCGTAAACGTCACACGGCCGCTAGTAAGGGCCGTATCTTCAGTCACGGCTTGATTCTCAGCGCCACTCGTAAGATATGCCGCCATACGGCCGCCAACGGTCGGAACATAGACGGTATGAGCAGTCATCTGGAACCGAGGAAACAGAGGAGCAAGAACGCCGCCCTTCAAAATAGCCTCAACGAACTGATTGCTATAAGCGGCATTTACCCATTCAGCACCTGCCCCGGACGTATATGTATCCAAGGCGCGCGTAACAATATCAGCATCAGAACGCTTAGACAACAAGTAGTTCCGCATTACCGATTCCGGTCTAGCAGCAACTTTTGAAATCGTATAAAGCACATCATGCAACTTCTGTGCCTCACGTTCGATTTCATTACACTCCTCAACCGGCTTGCGGACAATATCTGCTCCACGTGTCACAAGCAAGCTTGTGGCATCTGGAATGGCATCAGTATCAATAGCACGTGCCTCTGCCATTCGCCGTTCCATTTCTTCACGAACCTTTGCAGTAGCTTCTGCAACAGCCTTCTCAGTTCGCTCATTTACCATGCGCTCAATGCGCTCTTCAACAAGCGGATCATCAGCTTCACCACGATCCTCTGCCATTTTTCGCTCATGCTCAGCAGACTTCATCTGCTCAGCGACAACATTAGCAATCATTTGCTGCAAATCAGAAAGTTTTAGCTCCATAAGTCTTCACCTCAAAGAATTAGTTTCACGATATTGTCTTCACTGACTACCTCTTGTAGCGCCTCCACCACATTACGCAGCTCTTGGCGCTTGTCTTCAGGCAACCCTTGGCCGGCGCGGATGATATCAGTCAAAACAGTGATAGGCCTCACTGCAGCATTGACAACTTCAGCCGATGGTGCTCCGCCTTCACGTTGCCAGTGCCGAACAATATTCGCGATACTATATGCTGCATCCTCAAGTCTCGCGATATTGTCCAGCGTCCTGATTTCTTCCGCGACAGCATGAGCCTGCTCCTGATTTTCTGGGAAAGGTTTGTCAAACTTCTTATAGTACTTCCTCAGCTGATTACGAATTTGTGCTTTGTCATCATCTGGAATATTAGCAACAGACAACCTAACAAGCGCTGCCACACAAGCCTTATATACTACAACAAGACGCCCATCCTCTACATCAGCAATAGGAAACTTATAACTGCCAAACAATTCTGGATTTTCACTATCATACCATAGAAACGCCTTCCGATATTTGCCCCAGTCAATTGTGTCTGGATCCGGACCACCAGCCCACTTTCGAACCCTGCTAATTGCCTCATCCGCACTCCAAGAACGCTCTGGATCACTACACGGAGGCAAATCCTGATAAGGCACGACACCACGCTCAATCATACCTTTTGCCCGCCTTTCAAGTTTGTAACCTCGTGCATGCGCAATCTCAATCTCAGCACCGGGGCAAGCTGGTACTGGAACGACACTAATCTCAAGCAGCCTTCCATTCTTTGCCCAATGCCAAATCCCATTTTCATCCTCATATCCATATTCCCCTGTATAATATCCTTGGAAGCCAACACTAAGACTCTTTACAACGCCTGTCTCCACCAAATTCAAGTGCCACTCATCCTCTGGTCCACCCAAGTCATACAATTCACCTTCAACCCACAACCCATCCTGACGATCCTCCACTCTCAACCACCGGCCTTGAGGATAAGTGCTTTCATGGAGCCAATACATAACTGGATTATTCATAAAATCTTGTAAACTATTGGCAAAGAAGCCGGGCTCAACAATAGCTTTATCCAAGCCGACTACCGGTTTGCTTGCATATCCTGCAATTCTAACCGTTCGCCGACCTTCATTATTGTTGACAACAGTTACAGAATCAAACTCACCCATACGAATGTTATTAACCAAACTAGCTACCTCACCCATGTTGTCATTCCTCCTCTTGTCCTAGCGAAAGTTCATCAGAAGTTTCTCCTTCAAATACCGGAAGCAGGGTGCATCTGCAGTTACAAACTTCCTCAGGAGGTAAACTGTCATCACCAGGATACATACAAGTATCTCCAGACGGCAACACAAACTCTTCATCTATGCCTACAACAACGCCTTCCATTTCAGCATGAGTATCACGTACTCTGTCATCACCACAAGTAAGCCATTGCTTTGCTGAAGCGCCTGCCATGTCAAAAGCTTCAAAAGTAGCTCCATTCATAGCAGAACCCGCCTCTGTCCTGGCAACGGTTTCTGCATGCTTCTCTTTGCCCTCAAGTGCCCACTCTCGTACCCTATCCGTGAGTTGCTCTACTGTTTCTCCATTTGCAAGCCCTTCAAGCAAGCTTTCTCTGCACGCTTGTTGAGCATTTTCAGCAATTGTCTTCATATGAACTGTACGTGCCAACAGAATGTCCTTAACACCAGGCCTCATTAAATCGAAACTAATTCCAATGCCACCGCCACCGATTTCCCTCAACGTTGTGTTTCCTGCGTCTTCTAGCACATCAATAAATGCAGGCCCCAGCTTTTCCTCCAATAATTCCGCTGCTTCATCAACGTCAAACAGTATCACTTCAGGAGAAGGAACCGTCACTCTTGTAAAGAGGCCGCGCTGCACCACCTGATCCAACTTCTCAACCATCCTCTGACCCAATTCATCATACCACTCTTCTACAGGACTGCGCAGCGCAGCCTCATATCTTTCACGCCTCTGAAGCGCCGCCTTCCTCCAAGCATTAGCGCGATGAGGAGGAACAGCACCAACACGCACTACTCTAATTGTATAATCTCTCTGTGCTTGCTGATCCGCTTCTGAAGACGTTTTCTTATCTTGCTGGGGTTGAAGGTTAGGAGATTGGGACGGAACTTGAGGCGCTTGTTGAGAAGATGGCAATGATTCTCCCGTCCCAGAGGCCAATGGAACCTGCATGGCGCTTCCCCACCACGTCTCACCCCATTCATCAGGCAACGGTTCCAATCCGAGAAGTTTCTCTCGGACCTCATTTACAGTCATAATAGGCACACCGCCGGTCAACGCTGACCCCACCTGTGCCATTTGCACCCAATCAGGCTGCAATGCGTCAATATGAGAAGTATCAACGCGAACACGAATGTTATCGCCCCAAAGAGGAGCCAACTGTTCATTAATTCCGGCTTCAATAATTCGCCAATAACGAGAAACAGTTCCGGCATAGAACAACCTAATCTGCTCTCTCGTATTAGCATAGTTAGCATATTCATAAATGCCAACAATAGCTGGAGGTACCTGAAATACTGCACAAATCGCTTCACGCAATTGTTTCGGCAAGTCAACAATGAAAGTACTATCAGGACTTGCACCCGTCAATTGCGCTGTTACACCTTTTCCAAGCACTATGGGCCGCTGAGTATGCCGGCTGCTATGAGCCCACCTTTCCCACATCTCTTGAACTCGATGTGCTTCCTCATCACTCAGAACCTGCTCTGTAGTTAACAGAACAGCAGGCACCCCGCCACCTCGTAAAAATGCATAGTTGAACCGCAACGCCGCCGTATCAGTATTGATAATTGTCTCCAACACGCGAATTGGAGACATTCCTTGATCCCCACCAAACGGTGAAAACCTACGAAAATGAATAATTTCATTCGCATCAAGCGTAACTTTTCCAGACGTTGACAAAATCTCATATGAGACAATGCCTTTACTTCTAACAGGAGACACCGCATAAGCCGGCAACACAGCAATTGATGAAGGCTTAGAACGTTTTGACGCTGACAACAACTGCCAATAGGAATTTCCAGTCAGCGCCAACCATGCAGCCGTCTGCTCTAGCAAAGAACACTGATCAGTGTTACTATTGACACGCTCTAACAACCGAACAAGTTCATGATCACCAATTGTATGCCACTCACCTTTGCTTTGCTCCTCCACAACAAGCCGCCCCTGCGACACAGCACCAGCAATCGCATTAATACAAGCATGAACCCATGCGTTTACACCATAGGCACTCGCATCATTCGGATCAACAGATGAAAATGGAAACCCCGTCGTCGGCCCAAATAATGACGCGGCAGCAATAGTTCCTCCATCAGACGAGGCAGCTCTGGTAAAGAACCTTTTCAACCAATCTTTAAATGCCACCACGCCACCTCCTAAATCCAGATAGCAAGTCTTGTCTGACTAATAGAACCAGTCACCGCATACCTCAAGGCATCAACAGCATGATCATGAACCTTCAAAGGCTCATCACCCTTAATTCCACCACTTCTATCCTCTTTCCATGAATATGTATGCATCTCAGAAATAAGATTAGTACAAGTAGGGGAGATAAACAACCGGCCACTAGACAACCTAGAGGATACCGCAGAAATTCCAGGAATAACGGCATTATTTGCTCTAGCACAATTTACTCCATTAACTTGCATCTCAGCAATGTTACCCGGCTCTGAAGGATCAGCAAACCAGCACTTCACACCATGCTTCCTTGTCATCTCAAGTGCCTTGTCTATCCACCACTCAAGTGACTTTTCATATTCATAGACTTCCTCAACCACCCACAACACATCATCCGTATCCTGCAACACTACTAGCAACACGCCTGGATTAGTCCAACCCCAGTCAACCCCTCCTACAGCCCCAACAATTGACAAGTTAGACGGAACAGAACGTACATGTACTTGATCATTAAAGTTGTTGTACACCAAACCTTTCCACGTTACAAACTCACCTAGAACCTCTTGCCGCCACAGCAAGCTGTCCTCCCCATATTCCTCCCGAAGTCTCTCATAATAGTCAGCATCAAGAAATACGTTATCAAGCGTACTACACCGAATGATGTGGTGCCCTGGCCTATCAATCCCTAACATCTCAAACGCCCAATTGTGACCTTTAGGCGTGAAAGTAAACGCAACTTGGTGTTTGAAGTTAGGTTGCCTAATTCGGCCCATCAAATAGTCATATGCTTCTTTCTGCCATAACGCCACTTCATCTCCCACGGCCCATGCCAAGTCAGCTCCAAGCAGAGTAGCGGGATTATCAGCAGATCGAAGCCACAACTGTGATTTATTACTAAACTCTAACAAGTTCTTTGCCTTCTGCCAATAAACCGGCAAATCAAGCTTCTGTAACAAGTCCAACAAATGCGGCATAGCCGCCTGTTGAAGCTGGGAATAAGAAGGAGCAACAAACATACCACGAGATTCAGGCATATTTGAAGCATTAATCAAGGCTTTGAGCACACCAGCATAAGTCTTCCCAGACCCAGCTCCACCTTGCAATATTACCGTCGGCTGTTCACTTGTCAGGAATTCATGTTGATGTTTAGTCAGACGTATCCTCAGTATCTTCGGACTCAAAGAACTCTGACTCTGGAATTCCGTCTTCGAGCTCCTCTTCCGACGCATTATCTTCTTCCTTCTGCTCCTTGTTTTTCAACGACTTTTCATCCGCTACCTCAAACACAATTTTGATAGGAGCATCTTGACTCCCAATAATTTCAGTCCTGTTCTTCAAACTAAAGTGCTCAGGATAGCGCCTCTCCAAAAGCCAAGCGCTTGACTGCCACTGACCACGCGAAGAAGCATCAATCACCCTACTCAAAGCAGTATAAGCACTTTCAGCCTCTGCCATATCTACCCTCAGCAAGAGAGTTTTATAAGGCTCCACTCCCCTGCTACCCAACTTAATCCATTTGTTGTAAGTATCTAGACTAATACCAGCCCTCTTGCACGCAAGATCAATCGGCAACCCAAGACGAACACCATCCAAAAGCGGCCTGATATAATCTTCTTTGAACCTCTTCGCTTCAGCCATTCACTTACCACCTCATGAAATATCTTCGGCTTCAGCCGCATTTATTATACCACGTTATATTTCTTTCGTCAATAATTATGTTTCCCTAAAATTCTGCTCTAAAACTCATATCATTCACCTTTTGGCCGCAAATGTTCCTTTATATACGTCGCAAAAACTACGCCGACAATGAAACCAAAACTTATAGCAACAACTGAGGAAACATATCGATCATCAATCCTTGCTGAAAACAACGCCAAACCCGTGAGTACAACTGCCACCAATATAACCAAAGCAGGAAAGAGGAAACGTTCCCACAACCAAAACCTATCAACCAAACCCTTCATTCACTTCTTATCTCCTCTCAACACTACTTTGACAACCCAAAACGCCAAGAGTATAACCAGGATATCAAAGCCATTAATCGTAGGAATATAATGGTACGGCACTTTGCGCCTCCATCCCACAAAAATTATTTTCAAAACCACTTGACAAACCGCATCACTGTTGCTATTATATAGGTGTCATAACATACATCCCCATCCTCTCCCTCCTTGGTTGAGCCCGCTGTCTCCTCCCGGCGGGCTCAAAACTTTATTCCTCATCATCCCAACCAAATAACTTGTCCCCAATCACAAAGATAATAAAGGCCACCAGAATGAAGAACACTACAAACACATCACTAATACAGTTAATCACCCTGCGCATCAGCTGATAAGCCTCCAATACAATAGTTTTCAGCGTATTACAGCACCTGCATATAACTTCCATCCGTCAAACCCTTTTCTCCGCGCCTCCGCAGCAGTAGGCCACCAAATATCAACCCAAACCGCATCCTCTGGCCAACCTCTTTCCCGAATAAGCCTCCTCACTATTACATCATTCCTATGAGATCCGCAATCCAAGACCTGCCTCACACCAGAAGCAGCAGTCCAAATATAAACATATCGCGGCAACTTGTTAGAAGCCGCCACCCTCACTGTACACTTCACACCACGCGCATCAACCTTGCCGTCAGGCTCTTGGCCATTGTACTGCGTCAGCACAAAGTACCTATCAACTGTTATGCCTTTTCGTATCACCAACTCATAGGCATCACGCTGCCAATCTTTCAACGGGCCATAATAACCACACAGCGCTTTCCTAGCACATGTCTGAAGGGAATCAGTATGCTGAGGAAGCGGCAATATGAAGAACAAAACAGAGGCCGCCATAGGGAAAGTCACTAGAGTATCTCCATTAATCTTTTATTACCAGGTCCAAGTAACCCCGTTTCTCACATATACACTCCACTCAAACCCGTCACTCTTCCACAAAGAAAATCCTAGTCGCAGCTTATTCTCATCATCTGCAGTCGTCGCAAGCGAAAAACCCAACGCAGGGTGCTTGTTGACATACAGAAAATCAGCAAACATCTTATGCCCGCCAATCAAATCACACACAACAGGCACATTCCACTTCCACTCACCAAGCCCCACACCCAAGTTCAGCCCAATTGACGTAGACATTTCCGGTGCAATTGGCTTTACTACTCCAGCTTCCAAGTCAATTGCAAAGGCTGAATAAGACACCATAAGCAGAAAAACGACAATAAAGACTAGCTTCATTACAATCACCATCCGTTCTAATATTCAGTAGTAAGTGGAATAGATGAACTTACAATATGATCAGAACTCGCCCTCGTGACATCAGGTAAAACTTGGTATGTTCCTACTACAAGCGTCCGTACTTTCCCCACACCAGCATCCGCCTGCAAGTCAAAATCATACTCAACATAAAGTTCACAAACCTCAGTATCAGCCCCGCTAACAGTAACCTCACATCGACCCTCACTGGGAGCTATAACGTTTGCCGTCTTTTGAATGACAGCATGACTATCATCAGGATCCTCCCTAGCAGTCTGAGGCTTGACCGTAAACGTCACATTTGCATCAGTCAAATCAATAGGTTGACCGGCACTATCCAGACACGTAAAGGAAAACGTCGCATCATCACCCCTCCGCTGCACCAATACCAACTCTGACTCAGCAGCCCCTCCTGTGACAGTCACAATCGCTCCACCAACATTCCTAGGAAGCTCTTCAATCTCACTTTGAATTGCATCCAATTTAGCAAAGGTGTCCCCAGTAGTCGCTTTAAATGCAGTCACCAAAACATCAGCATCCGTCACTCCACCAACTGTTGCCGTCACCAACAAATGGTAAACGCCTCCCGCCGTAAAATGGGAAGCGTCAATCTGAGTGTAAACCTCATACGCACCTGTAGAACGAGATGTGCAGTTTCCGCTAATAATCGTTGTGTCACTATTCGCCGCCACAATGCGCCATGTAGGTGTACTATCTGCGTTTGCAGTAGCACCAGTAGCATTATAGCAATTGAACCTCACTGACAAATATCCACCAATAGCAATCTCTACCATCTCCGACCTCCAAGCACACCAGGAATAGCACCCACACGCGTCAAACCAGGCCCCAACGGCCTGATAACTCCTCCAGGAGCAACATGAACAATGCGCAAAGCGTTCAAAACAGGCGTTTCTGTCTTCTTGGTATCAGCTTTTGGTTGCAAATACACTCTCACAAGCCGCGTAGTTCCAGAAGGAACCGTCAAATCCAACCCGCTTATTGGAGAACTAGGATAATCACCGCCAACTGTAACCCAATTCGGATTTGTATTTGTTCCTGTATTGACTTGTATGCGATATACGCGGCCATAATTATCTCCAAAAGTCCCTATCCAATCAATGGTAGTTACTTTCCTAGGACCACTAAATGATGAATCAGTAAGCACAATGGACCCGTCCTGATATCGAGTTGGAGTAAAGTTAGAGGTATATTTGGCGCTTGTGTACATGGCGAAGTCACCAATCTTCCCAGGTGCCCACGGCCGCGTCCAATTGGATACCTGGTAGCCGAGATACAAGTCACTAATCCATCCGTTCGGTGGCGTTCCAGAATAGCTGCCTGCTTGCACCCCATCAACATAAAGGCGCCCTCCGGTGCTATCCCAGACTGCGGCCAAGTGGTGCCAACCTGTGGTGATGACGGGACTGGACGTCAACATTTGTGGTGCCCAATCATTCCCGTCCTGTAGCCAATAGCCAGCGGAAGGCCAGTTGAATAGGAATCGAAGACCAAGACCGCCACATTGGAGTAGTACCCGCTGATTGCCATCTACAATACAATACGCCCAACACTCAATCGTTGTTCCTGCTGATAGCACATATGTCTCCTGCAGCGTTACATTCGTCCAGTTAGGATTGAGGTCAGCAGGCCCAATCCATGGCGAAGCGGTCTCCCAACTACCGCCATTGAGTGTCATGGTCCTTGGTACAGCACCACTATCCGCAGCTGACGTCCCGCTACCTTCATCAAACGTCCAATAGTGCTTTGGATTACCTCCAAACCTAACCCAATCCAAAGCAACGGCAGATGAAGCAATTCTCATCGCCGTCAATTCACAGTTGCCTGCGAATGTCAAAACTCTATCCGCAGACAAACCGCTGCCCCACGCAAGTGTGCTCATGCCTTCACCTTAGCCTTAGCAGCTACAACCGTCTGCCGTGCCTCATTTACAGACTGTCGCAATGCTACCGCCTCATCCATCTGCCCCGACGTCGCAAGTGGGTCATTGCGCAACTTGACCGCGAAAGCATCCAACCGTCCCAATAATGTATCCAACTGATCCTGCAACCGCGCAAACTCCTCCTGCATCCTTGCAAACTCTTGCACATTCTCAACATGCACAGCCTCATCCTTCAAACTAGCCATCTATAATCACCTCTTACCTATATAAACTCATTACTATTATACCACCTACACCACCACGCCTCAACTGTAATCACTGTCATCATCTTCACCAAATTGATCAAACGGAAGAACTTCTTGGTCTGGAGAAACCCTCTTCTGCCTATCTCGAGCCAAATATGCCTCAAACCATTCCTCTGGACTAGAGTAAACACGGCGTGCTAATAATTGCTCATCTGTTGAATGTTCCCATGCATAGCGACAAGCATCCAATATGCGCTCAGCCATGCGCGGCCATGCCGCCAATGTTCTGGCAATTTCATCCTCATGCGCAAAGGGGCAGAAGCAACATCCCACACGCTTCCAGCCTTCGTCATACAACCTGCAATATGGCAGGTTTTCCTCCTTGATGAACTGCCAGATTTGATTGGTGGTCCAATGCAGAATTGGCGAAATGAATGTCTTCCCAAGACGTTGACAGGGCTCTACAACATGACGGCCACGTCTCTGACTGCTTTCTTCTGCTCTTACACCTGTCAAAACCAGCCTCCCCTCTCCTCCCGGCTCTTTCAGTTCATGGCAACACCAACGGATTGTCCGTGACGGAAGCCCATGCCGGTGGCGGATATGCCAATAGAATGAATGTTTTGGCTTTTCCCACTTCACATCCCGGTGAAAGTCCCTGATGAATTCCATCAATGGTGGCGGGTCTAATGTTGTCACCTGATAATGCCAGTCGCATTTTACACCCGCCATCTCTACAAGGCGTTTCAGCACCACACTGTCTTTGCCACCCGAAAACGCGCCATAATACCCTTCAGGTGGCTCAAATTCGCGCAGGATAGTCAAGGAAAGATCAACTGGAGTATCGCCAAACAGATTTGTATCCATATTACTACCCGCCCTCCAAGCTGACACAATAGCAAGTGCTAGTCACCAAATATCATGCCCTGACGCCACTACAATAATTTCGCGCCTCCATATATGCCCGAATAAATACCGCAGCTACTTGTGGCACAATACTATTACCCATGCCTGCAAGAACACCTTTATAGAACTGACGGGCCTCCCTCATGAGGCGTTTTCCAACATCTTCTTTGCTGTCTTCTGTAACGTCATCCAAGAACGGTAACCAGGAGCGTAAATCATCCATTCTATGGGGTATCCCATAAGCCAACGGGTAAAGTCCGGGTTCAATACGGCGCGTTGTCCTGTCGGCACAATACATCCAATTTCTCCCCCAAACGCCTCCCTCACTGAAAGCCCTGCTCCTGATAGCCCCATCCCGTATGGCTGTTGCGCATCCTGCACTGTCGGCGTACTCCAACCCTTCACTTGTGCATCGGCTTTCATTGCTTGGCACGTCTTCTGCACCGCAATCTCCAACGTCTCCGCCGGTCCAAAATACACGCCCCGTTCTGCCGCCCTCGCCCGACGCCTTTCCCGCGCCTCCCAGCTGTCCCCAAACATCGTTGCCGTCACGGTCGGCCACCCAGTATAGCCGTTGCCGGATGTGCGGCGCACCGACGCCCGCAGCGCACAAATCCGCGGCCCCGACCCGATATCCCAATGCTTCCAAGTCAACGCGTACTCCAGCGAGCCATTCACGTCCACTGCTACTCGCAACCTGCTCTCCAAAGATAACTGGAGGCAAGCACTCAGCGATAAGTCGTCGGAATTCAGGCCATAAGTGTCTAGAGTCAGCTGTTCCTTTTCGCTTTCCTGCTGAGGAGAAGGGCTGACACGGGCATGATCCTGTCCAAACTGGCACATCATCTGGCCATCCTGCGAGACGCAAGGCATATGACCAACCCCCAATTCCTGCAAATGCATGAAATTGCACGACACCTGTAAGATCCTCTCCCGTAAGGTCATGAATACTACGCTCATCTACCTTACCTGGTGCAATGAGGCCGGCAGCAATTAGGTTGCGCAACCATTCTGCAGGGTAAGGAGCAATCTCATTATAATATGCACACCCTACCAACAATCATGCGCCTCCTAACTTCAACTACGCTCTACCCCGTAATACCTAACCTCAGCAAAAGCCAAACGACGCATCATTACATCAATCGCCTCAGGATTGTTATCCACTAACACAGCATCCCTACCCAACCTCACAGCAACATCTCCCAACGTCCCACTACCAGCAAAGAAGTCTAACAAACAATCACCAGGATTACTATGCACCTTAACAATCCTCTCAATAATCCCTCTTGGCTTCTGCGTTGGATATCCCGTCTTCTCCTTACTATTAGTTGGAACAATTGTATGCCACCAAACGTCAGTAGGTGTCTTTCCTCTCTCCGCCTTCTCAGGCCCTACCAAACCAGGCGCCATATATGGAACGCGGTCCATCTCATCAAAATTGAAGGTATAATTCTTCGGGTCCTTAGCATACCATAGGATGTTGTCATGCTTTGCCGGCCACTTATTCCTAGGGCGGCCTCCATAATCATATGCCCATATAATCTCATTCATGAACGACTTGCGCCCGAAAATCAAATCCAGGAGAACCTTGCAATAATGCACCTCCCGGTAGTCAATGTGCAGGAAGAATGAACCAGTAGGCTTCAAAACCCTATACGCCTCCACCAACCTCGACTCAAGAAAGGCTAGAAAATCATCAAAACAGTCCTCAAATGACCTCTCCGCTAACTTCAACGTCTGATATCTCCTACCTGCAAACCCTACCCTACTTCCACTATCATCACGCACAACCTTCAAACTTGATCGAACCTGTCGCTTCCCGGTGTTGAACGGAGGATCTATATAAATCAGATCAAAACTAGCAGACGGCAGGCTCTGCAAAATGAATAAGTTGTCGCCGTAATATACTTCAATCATCATTCAACCTCAGAGATAGACAGTCCTTTCTGCTTAGAAAGCACCTCATCAGCTGTCTTAGGGTCAAGCCATAAAGATTCAACCCGGTGCTGATGAGAACAAGATCCACTTCCCCTCATTCCTGTCTTCCGTGTCTTAGCTACAGAAGAGGCAAACGCACTAAACTCTAGCCGTACCCAACCAGCCTTCTCTAAAGGAACATAAGCAGGGTGCTCATATCCTGAAACAACAAAACGACCAGGAAGCTTCAGCAACAAGTCTACCAGCTCCTCAAAGCTACAATCTTCGGCGCCAACTTCGCTTTGCCACCAAACCAGGGAAAAGGGCCTTTCATATACGCTAACCTCCTGCAAATCTAAGCCTCTTCACCAAATACCTTATTCAACGTCCACTTAGCAGCGTCAACTACGGATCTAACATTACACAACTCATCACGCAAAGACACAACCTTTTCCAGTTGACTGTCTGAAATCATCGGATTGGCGTCAAGCTTCATCTCAAAAGCCGCCACTTTCCACTCTAATTGGGAAAGTAAACCGCTTAGGGTCGTCAGCTCCTTCATCAACCCGGCTAGGAAGACGGCGAGTTTGTCAGTGATACGATCAAACTCTCTGCCCAGCAAATCAAGCTCAGACTGGAGGGCCTCATACTCATCGATGAGCGAATCATAGAACGACCTATCAGGGGTAGCAGCCATCAGGATAACCTCCTATTGTTTGCCTATATGTTACCATAAGTCATCCGTTTTGTCAAGGCCTTTTGTTAGAGAGGGTTGCTAGGAAGAAAGAGGAGGGGAAGAGGTTCAAAACGTTGGATAACCCTGCTATAGGTGGGTTTGGCCCCAACGATTTAATTCATTACCTCGATTTCTTCCTCTTATTCATATCCTATATATCTAATTTCAGCCATTTTCTTCCTTTTTTAATAAGTACTTCCCTATATAGGGATGTATATTTTCTTCCTATTATGTACCTTTTTGTACAGGCGAGGAAGAGAGTGATCGAGAGTATGCATTAAATTGTTTCTGAGCCGAATGTACTCATGTCGTAGTTATCCAACGATTTGAGCCGCTTTCATGTCAGCTGTCCTCCAGTCTAACTACCGGCACTTTCCGGTTTAGTCCTCTCTTCCGGTTTTCTTCAGAACATTTCCTAGCACTAAGTGACGTTTTTGCGGAAGGCAGTGGATGGTATGGAGTGAGGAGCGGAAAAATCGATTAGTTGGTACTCAAACTTTTCACGAGTGAATATTTCAGTAGTGAAGTATTTTAGGTATTGTGGCGTTTTGTTCTACAAACGTTTGTTCTATTGTGTTTTGAAGCACCCCAAGTTGCGTTTTAGCAGGATTTATAGCATGATGATCACGTTTACGGGCTGATAAACCGTTGTTCCATGTTAGCTAAAGGCGGAAAGCGGTGTTTTATCTACTACAGGCTGTAGTAGATGGCTTTTCCGAAAAGTGTCAGAGCGAGGAGCACCTGATTTTCACAGTTTGTTTCGTGAATTTTCGAGTTTTCGCCACAATTGTGGCGTTTTGTCACAATTGGAGGAGCCGATCCTCTCGCTTCAAGCCGCTCTGTTTAACATAAGATACAATTATGCGACGTTTTGTCTACAGTTTTGCCACATTTTCTTCCTGTTTTCTTCACAGTCTTGCGTCGCTAGTCAAAATCTTGAGCAAGGCTTGGGCTAGCAGAAGACGGTGATCACGTTCAGAGTTCAGGAGTTTATAAACAGAACGATGCCGGCAGGGTGAGTTTGTGAAGATTTTCACAAGCGTCAGAGAGGGAAGATTGTGCTTTTTTTCACAATCTTGGCGCGCGTGGGCGTGTTCTAGCGCCCATGGCGCATGGCGCATGGCGCCATGGGGCACAAACAAAATCCCCACCAGCGCCTGGTGCCGCGGTGGGGATCACTTTCGCTCATGCGCCCATGCGCCCGTGGCGCATGGCGCATGGCGCATGGCGCCATGGGGCACAAACAAAATCCCCACCAGCGCCTGGTGCCGCGGTGGGGATCACTTTCGCTCATGCGCCCATGCGCCCGTGGCGCATGGCGCATGGCGCATGGCGC